TGCTGCGCCCTAAAAAGTTAAGTGTATTTTTTACACCTAACTATTTAGGTCACCAACCCTAGAATTACGGCGTGCTGCGCCCTAAAAAGTTAAGTGTATTTTTTACACCTAACTATTTAGGTCCATCAACCCTAGAATTACGGCCCCTAAATAGTTAATTAAGTGTATTTTTTACACCTAACTTTCAAACTACTTTCTCACGTGCAGTTTAATCACAGTATACGAAAGAAGTAGAACGTTTTATTGAGATTGATTAAAAACGCGGATCAGTGAGTCAGTCATGGCATCAAGGTCGACATCGAGGTCATTAACAACCTGCACCATGCGCATCAGTTCTCGCTTGGCTTCGATGGCTTTGGCACCAGACAAGGCTGCGAAGTATGCGTAAACAAACTTGAAGTGTTGGGCGTGGCAGATATAAAGGAGCTGCTTGCCAGGCTTGTATATTCCATTCTTGCCCGTGGTTTTCATAATATCAGTGGAATTTATCAGCTCTGGACGACGCCGTCCACGCTTTTCGTCATCCACAATGTCACCAAGTCTGTAAACAAGCAGGCCAGCGTTCTTGATCATTTTTCCCTCTTGGAGATTCTTTAAAATTTTTGTCTTGGTTTTTTTGCTCACCCATGCATCAGCGAAGGGGCTAACCAGACACCAATTCTTGGATCCCTTAATCTGGTAACGTTGGGTGGTACGTAGTTGGTGGCGGATATGTGCAGACATCTTGTTACGCCTGTCGGCGTCAGACGCACGGACCAGCGCAGTAGCATCTCGGCACATCTCCACCATCGCTTGGGTCGTCTTTTGATCGCTGATCTTGGCAGCCTTAACCTCAGACTTAATAACTTTAACTTCACGCTTGGTGGCTTCGTGGTCCTTGAGCTCTTTCTTGTGCTTCTTGCGCAAGTTTGTGGTTTTCTGCACATTGGATGCCAAGCGACGCTTCAGGTTCTTGGCCTCCGCTTGGCTTTTTTTCTTGTCTTGGTTGAGATGGCGGATGGTGCGGTCCTGAGCCTTAATTTCTTGCTGGTACTGAGATTGTACCAACTCGAGCTCTTCCTGGGCTTGGTCCCGCTCCAGCTCCACGTCTTTGAGCTCTTCGCTCAGCTTGGTGGTCTGTTCCAAAGCCTGGTCGCGCTGCAGAGCCACCTTTTTGATCTCCTCCTGCAGTTGACCAACTTTTAGATGAACCAAGGCAAGCTGAACAGTGGCAGACTTGACCTCATCCTGAATCTTCGCCTGAGCCTCGCGTTCTTTGGTCAGCTGCTTGCGCACAGAAGCTAGCTCGGCGTCGCGCTCCAGCTGAGTCCTGCGGATCTCCAAGAGTTCGGCCCGCGCCTTAGCCAGCTCCTCACCCAGCTGCTGGGCTTTGCTTTTCTCGTCGGGCATCTTCTCCTCCAGCTTCTTGACCCTGGCCTGAAGCTCAACTGAACCAAGCTCAGCAGCATCCAGACGCGATTGAAGGTCGCCAATGACTTGCTCCAGATCAGTTTGAATGCGACTAATAACAATTTTGTTCCGGTCGCGTCCCACCAAGTACGTCAAGGCCTGTGGTTCCCAAGGATGATGAACTTGGGATCCCACGGGTCCGTATAAGTCTTCCATGACTTGCTTAGCCGCGCATCCAAGCTTGAACTCAGTGCCATCCTTGTGCGGATGATCGGTCGGTAGTTTGTCAGGATGAAACTTTAACTGAAACTCACGAACGCGAGCTTTCCAGTTTTTAAAGGAGTAATTCCACGGATTAATCAACGCTGGCAAGCCCCATTGGTTTGAGCCTTCCTCCGGACGGCCAAACCTAGGGATACTCTGCAATCTTCTGTTGAATGTCCAGTTGTCGTCATGACTCCACTCCGGAAAATCTTCTGAAAAAAGGCGAAAGGCATGGTAAAGGTGAACTGAAAAAGCATCCCACCCACGGGAATGGAAGTAGCCATCTTCAGTAAACCATTCTTGATACTTTTGAGCAGTGTTGGGCGGCAGTTGCTTGAACACGGACATAGTCAATCAACGAAACAAAAAAAGTGACGAAATAATTAGGACTTTCGGATTTGCCAATCGACCAATCAATAAGGACTTTCAGATTTGGTAATTGACCAATCAATAACTGGATATAAAGTTATATGTTCAGCTTGACTCAGCATATATATTTATATACATATCTGGACATTACCTGCACAGTGGCCTCTGTGCCTTTTTTTGCGCACTTACTTTTTAATTGTTGACGATGGCTGATAGCAAGGTCATGTACGCGGACTCTGACGCGGAGTCTCTCCCCTCTGTGTTTTGGCTTCCAACTGCGCCACAGAAGGTGAAGTTAGTTGAGATTAAGCGCCCGGAAAACATCACCATCTCTTGGGATGACATGTGGACTGAATCTGATACTATGGTCATGTCATTTGTGTTTAAGAAGTCGAGCCGGCAGCAACCTAACAAGCAACCTAATATCTTGCTTCCTAAGCCGTGGTACAAGATTGTTGGAGACAAGATCCTGGCAACGTCAAATGCTGCCAAGCTGATGTTTAAACTTCCTCGACCTACTCTTTCGCATGGTGTAGACTCACGAATGGTCGTGAAGTGGGCTGCAAAATTTACTCCCATCGACTTCAGTGACATGTTGGTGTCTACTCAGTTTAAGTTCGGGCATCTGAATCCCAAATGCATTGAGTATCGTCACAAGTTGGCTATTGAACTTGACGCTACTGATGACGATGAGCCTGAGGCACCCGAGGCAAAAGAGGATGAAAAGAAGGATGAAGGTCAACTTGTGCGTTTGCGGGCCTTTAATGAACTTATCTCGAAGCGGTTCAATGCGCATCAAGATTCATTTATGCCTCTGGAAGAACTTCCCAAGTTACTTGACGTAATGTTTTACGATGTGAGCGCCAAGATGAAGCAGACGTCTGGTATAATTGACCATGATGGGTTGTACATGTTTCGATCTGCTCTGGCTTTTCTTGCCAGTTACTATGCCCCGGGTAGCCCTGCTACGTACAAAAAGCAATTGGCATCCTCATGCGTGTCTCGCAGCGCGTTTGGTGGTCGTGGCATTTCATCCCACCAACACAATGTGGTGCAGCACGTGAATGACGCCAAAGACGAAGTCACTCAACACGTCCACCAAATCACTCAACACGTGGGCCGAGTTGAAGCCAGGTTGGAAGCTTACCAGAAGGAATCTGTGGCCCAGCTGTACGACAAGGGGGAAAAGCTTGCCGAGGCCAAGACCTCGTTGAAATACGAGGTGCAGAACAAGACTAGCGTTATGAATGACTATAAACAACTACAACAGAAAGCCTGTGAGTTGCGCCGAGTTAATACCACCTTGAACAACACCAGTGTCGCGCTTCAAGAACGCATCAAGGCTATGCAAAGCTTGCAAGAAGCAAAGACGGAAGAAATCAAGGTCTTGCGAGAGGAAGTCAAGGCTTTGCGCGACGCTGAGGCTGCTGCACGTGCTGAAGTAGCAAGCAAGAATGTTGAGATTGCTAAACTTCAGGTGCAGCTTGAGGCGGCAAAGGCATGGGAGAGTAAGTGTGAAGCCAAGGATGTTGAGATTAATGACCTTAATACAAAGATGCGCGATCTGCAGGTTCCGCGTGACAAACGGCAGATTACTGTTCAAGTGCAATCACCCAACAACAAGCGCGCTCGCGATGTACCGCCAGAGTATCAAGATTCACAGCATAACTGGCGCCGCAACAATTACTGGGACCGGACCCACCGATATGGACCTTCCCACTGCCGCCGTCGTCGTCGTCGTCGCTGATTTGTCCTTAATAAATTCTCTTGTCCTTAATTTTATTTATTTATTTATTTGTTAGTAGTAGTAGTATCAACCATTCTTTTCAAGCTCAATAATTTGTTCGTGAATAATACGAGCCAAGGGAGTACTTAGACGCGGAATGGATCGCGGATCTATAATAAACTTTTGACACATCTCACAATCACAAATAAATCTAAGTTCCTGTGGAGAGGAGGCTGGTTCATGTACTGTAACCCCAGCCTCACTTGCTTTTTGCATGTCTGTTAAGGTAGTCTGTAAGTGGTAAGGGATAGATTCTCCAACGCGCACGAGGTCGAGAATATCTTGGAGATCTCGCGCGCGCGAATCACATAATAATGTATACCTGAGGGCCCTTAACATAAGTTTAGCATCTACGATCTGCGGGTGCTCGGGATGGTGGCTAAGAACTTCGCGGGCGTTTTCCAGTGCGTACTTGGTAAACGTGATACATGCTTGGTGAATTTCCATATTGCGTGTGTATATTTTGCTTATTAATATTTCCACTTTTTTATTGATCATGAGCTTTTGGGCACAGGGTCATCAAGATGTTAAGGGCACCCATATTATCCTTGTGGATGCCAGTGGTTCCGTTAGGTGGGGAAGAATATGGGATCGCATGTTAGAGGTCTGTAAGCAAGAGGTTAAGACTCCTCGAATGCATGTTCTGTTCTGGAATTCTGACAACAAGCGACAGAACTCCAACTTTGTCAATGGCGTCTGGCTTATTCCGCACTTTGTGGATCAAAAGGGTCTAGCTGCGGTATTTGCGCTAGCTAAGAGTAAGATTGATAATTCTTGCCTCACTTACCCCCATCTGGCCTTTCAAGGCATACCCTCCCAGTGGTTAAATGGACAGATCTATATTGACTACGTGACGGATGGACAGATTGGCTATGATGGCATGTCACTGCATGCGCGACTTGGGTTGGAGACCCGGTTGGCCGCCGAGGTCAAGCAACTCTGTACCCGTAACCCTTTAGCTACCCTAAACATCTTTACGGTGGAACGTACAGACTTGGATTTCAAGGGTCAAGAACAGATCAACCGGGCCGCAGGGACGGATGTCTACAAGTTGATCCAGAACCAAGGCCTCAGTAAGTACATCAGCAGGTTCGTGACCTATGGACCTCAGAGTCATCATGTGCATATTAACAAGATGCGGTCGATCCCTGGCTATTATAGTTATGGAGATCGCCGTTTTCGAAAAGAGCGGATGTACGACTTTATGCAATTTATTCAAGCGGATATCACGGAGAACAAAGAGAACTTGGATCCCTTGCTTCACATTGCTCAGAGCTTATCGGTGACGTTGCAACAACACTTGGTTGATAAACCCATGAGCCTCAAGGACCAGGTCGTGGCGGAAGTGGCGGAGTACTTCCGGGGTTCTTCGGTTGATCCCACGCTGGTGCGGTTTATTTTGAGTGAAGCCATTGATAAGGAGGGCTTTGGGTCGGCGGATATCTTTGCCGCTTACCGTCAGAAATTGAAGCAGCTCTACAAAGCAGCTAATGAGTTACTACAGAAGGATACCAAGATGGCGATTAACTTGTCTCGCGGGTTTTTCACTTGCCCGCTGGGGGATGTTATCTTGACGGGTTTGAGCCCGCATATGGTTCAACATGCTTACCGAACCCAACGCTCCAACCATCCCAATGCGGCGATTGAGGTGGATGGACGTTTGGTACCGGCTTTCCCCTGGGAACGTAAGGGGGATCTCTATTCGGATCAATGCCTGAGGCAATGGTGTCGAGCAGCCTTAAGTACTGAGTACCCCGTACAAGTGTTTTCGGATGCAGTGATGTACTTGGTCTTGGCGTTTGTGTGTCGGGCTCGGTATACTCCCGATATGCCACCTCATATCCTGGCGGGTCTGTGTCAGTTAGCACATGTGATGTTTGACAAAAAGCGCCGCAACTCGGATCAAACTGAGATGGAGTTCTTAAAGGCCGGTAATCAACCCATGGGTAATAATGGTCACTCGGATTCCTTCCCCAGTTTTATGCGCTTGGTGTGTACGGCTCTGAAGGTTAATTACCCACCAGCTGAGATGTGGTACTACTTGTGTGGGGCTCTGCAAGACGCCGACTTACTGGAGAGTCAGCGACCTTTCTTTCCTGAGGAACTACCGGCAACTCCAATAACCATTACCCCTTACACGGTCTACACCTTGGGTGGTGACTATCAATGTGTGGTAACCCTGGAAGATACGTCCAGTACTGGTGGTTTTACGATCAACCCTCATGGTGAATGTGCCCCACCGTATGTCCTAGCAGCTGCAGCGATGGAACAGTACCGTAAGCAACCGGAGTTTTGTATGTGTCCCATCTGTTACAAGAGGCTCCAACCCGATACGGACTTTACCCAGGTGGCAGCCCTGACAGAGCTAAAGCTGCCGCCCTTACCACCGCGCAGCAGCCAGGAAGCCAAAAAGGAAACTAAAAAGACACAGAAGAAGACCTACCTTGAGGCCTGTATCTTTTTACAAGGTACGGTTGGGTGTGGCAAGAGCACGTTTGCCGCTGGTCTAGCAGAGGCCTTGGGCCCTGGTACTTTTGTCGCCAGCGTGGACCGTCACTGTGTAGATTCTGGTCTCTCGATGCCCAATGCGATTGAGGCAGTGAAGCAAGAACTACTACAGATGGATGCCAAGATTCTGATTGTGGACACCTGTGGTGAACGCACGTCTACTAAGAATGTCTTTGGCCTAAATATTAGCGCTGGGTCTGTGATCCGTCACCGAGTCAATTACCTGGATCGGAAGCAAACCCGGGGTTACATTTGTTGGACTTTACGTAACGTGCTAAAACGTGGTAACTCTACGCCTGGCTGTGGTTACTTCTTGAACCCTGTTAGTGCTAGTCTCGCTACCTGTCTTAGAGTTCACAAGAAAAAGATGGTGGGTGTGTTTGGTAAAAAAGTGGTGCGGCAGTACTATCCAGAGCTGGATTCTTTCATGTCCAAAGAACGTGTCTTATCTAGTATTGAAGACTCAGCCAATGAGTATGCTGGTAATATCGGCTCGGTGGCTGACAATGTCCAATCATTTCTTTCCGCACATTCGGACTTACAATCATCATGACAACACCTTTTCGCATGTGGTCTTCACATCCCAAGCAAGTGGTGGGCATGAACTTGTACTTACAATTCCTGAAAGAAGCCTACCTACACCCAGAAGAAGACCGATGTCGATTATATCAGCAAATTTATTTAAAACCCGTGACTATGTTCCTGCATCCGCCGCCTCGTCCCCGACCTGGATGGTCACGAGGTACTCGCGATTCGTTGGCCAAAACCATTCCTACAAAAACCCCCGTCGCCAATATTTCACGCTCTGGATTGTCTCGCTCTGCCCTTCGTCAACGTGTTATCCCTTGCGACAATCGCGTTCCTCTGACTGTGCTTCAATGTAAATTATAACCATGTACTGCAATTATTAAAAGCAAGCCTCCTATTAATGCAATGTGCATTAGCATGCGTGGTACATTGAGAGGGTTTAGGTAGTACGCTATCATGGTGAAGAGGGTAAAGGCCGCCAAGATGATGGTTGGTACCAGGACCATGAGAAAATCATCACTAGTACTAGGGTTGGGGATCAGGATGAGGATAGGTAGCAGCAATTCCATAATGATAATCAGAGTTAAGATAATGTAGGCCGTGGACAGTCCCAAGAACTTAAACTTTTGACGTAAGCCTCGGGATGTACTCTTAAAATTTAAGGCTTTCATGACACTGCTCACCAAGAATGGGGACAAGATTAATACTTCACAGCCTCTAATCAACCAATCACTTAGCAACATTTTGAGAGCTTCTTTTTTTTTTGTTTATAAAGACAAGATATTTCATCCCCTGAGGGCTCCCATGAGGCACCTATCGGCTACCAGGACAGGAGCTAAAGGCATACCTGTTAAAGTAGTAGTCAAAGTATAGGATCTAGGCGCTAAGAGCCTAGCCATGGTTCTAGGTCCACGTAAGGGTCGAAAGGGTCCACGGCAACATTGAGTGTTATTTCGAGGTCTGTACATTGGTTTAAATATAGTGTTGTGATTTTTATGTTCAAGGCAAGAAAAAGTTTTTCGATGGCTTCCGAAAAACAAAAGAGTCATAGCCGAAGTCCCAGTAAGAGTCATAGCCGAAACCGGGACCCGGTACCTTTACATATCACTATGTCTCCAGTACCTGAAGGTCGTGTACGCAAACATCATCATAGCCCGGCTAAGCTGAGTAAAGAATATGAACCTAGTGAGGTTAGCCAAATATCGGAGCTCGCCAGCCTTAGAGTAGTAGAACGTAAGATTGAAGAAGAAAAGAAGGCTCATGAATTTGAACGTGATACTATGTGGAAATCTTGTTGTGGCCTTGAGTTTGATCGACGTGTTGGAGGTTTCACTATGAAGTCTTTTATGTCTATTGTGGGTACATTTTTTGCCATGTACATGATTATTACGGCTGAGGATGGAGATTGTGTTTGTGATCAACAACCAGACGATGTTACAATGTTTTGGGGTCTTTTGACTGGAATTATTGGTGCGTATGTTGGTCCCACGATCGAAAAAGCCAATAAATAATAAATTATGGAACACTTTACGTTGTTAAAATTACTGTGGGAGACAGAGTGTAAGTCTCGTAAGTGGGAAGTAAAATTTGTGTATAAAGGTCACCGGCGTGGTCAGTTAGACTTGGATGATATCCTAGATAAACCTGAAGAGTACTTGAAGTGCTTTGAATACGATGATATCCCGAGCCTAATTGTGGGCTTTAAGGCCATTACCGACTATGATGACTGGCGTCTGCGTTGGTATGTTAAAGATAACTTAAAACAGATGACGTACTTGGAGCCAAACCCTGAAACATACTATGTTTATGTACAAGTCGAAGCCTATCCTATAGAAGATGTAGTTGAAAGAAAAGATTGTACATTTTAATGAGTTATTATGCCAGAGAAAAGTCTGCGCAAGATAGTGTTTAAAGGGCGGCGCCATGTCGCGGTTTGATCAGGACTGCGGCGTTCTGGGTCCACTGTTTCCCACATGTCGGAGAGTCCATAGTCGCCATCGGAGAGTGCATAGTCCACATGGGGTAAGGTTCTTTTGCTCTTACCGGCCGCCGCCAAGCATAAAGCATCCACATCAATATCTTCTTGGCAAGTTAGATCCATGTCCATCGGTGGTCCCAAGTCCAAGGGCGGTATGTGCATCATCATAGCGCTCTGAGGGTTGAGTTGGGGTGACGAAACCATCCATCTGCGTAATCTTTTGGAAGAAGTCGATGCCGAAGTTGTCGACTTACGTTTTTTATTCATCGGTGATGGTTTGCGATACGACACACTGCCCAGTTTCTTTTTGCGGCTTCGGTTTAAATCTTGAGAACTAAATGTAAAGTGGACAGGCTTCATGGACACAACACAACGTAAAGAAAATGTTTTCGGACTTTCGGACATTTTAGTGAGTAACGGCTGTGATGTAGGGGATTGGGTTCGAGGGGGACAAAAACAACATTGTGAACAACCCATAGGTATTTATATGTTGCACATGGATTAAAAGAAGATTATGGGTCAAGCATGTTGCACAGAGGTACCTCATGATGATGAAGAGGAGGAGGTCGGGATGCTGAAAACACAAATAAATTTGGAATATGAACAACGAGTTCAAGTTGAAAACCGATATAAACAATTGGAAAGTCACTGCCAGTTATTGGAGAGGCAATCCCAGTTCTGGGAAGGGTGTTATCAGCTTGAAAAGCGGCGGCGTTGTGAGGAGACAGAGAATATCCACAAGTTTTTGGCGGCATCGGATGTTTTGGCCGATCAGATTTTGGCCAGTGATCTAAATAAGCGATGGCTGGACGATAGTGTAGAACGGGAGTACATTAAGCAGATTGTTGCGCATGTACAGGCCGAGTTAACAAACCTACAAAACGCTCGGCAAATACTTGAGGCTCAAAATATTGACGAACCCAATGCTGCCCTGCCTTGCCTTGATTCGCCACCCTTGAGACTCCAGCCTTAACCCAGGGCTCCAAGGCTGCGCGCAACGCCAAAATATCTATCTTGTCACAACCCGTGGGTGTTGGTAGATGGATAATAGGTGGTTTAGGTATACTTGCCGCTGTCCAGAGCTGGTCCGGGATCATTTGTGTCGAACATAAGACCAATATCCCTTGGGCCATGGCCTCCAGGGAACTTACTCCGAGGCCTCCCACCGTACTAAACTGGTCAATATAAATATCACAGTCGGCCCGACGCTTAGCCAATTCTGCATGCGGCAAGGACTTACCTTGTTGCAGAGGGCCGCCCAGTTGTCGGTATTCTACGTCCAGGGCCCTGACGGCTTTTTCAATTAGCCCGCTACCCTTCAAGTAATAGTTCGTGGGAGAATGCCCCACCACCAAGCGCCTCTCTGCGTGTCTTAGTTGTGGCGCAAAAGGTATAGGTTTACCAAATAAAATCTGAGCCTCAGGTAGTGCCAGGCGCCAGAGATCAGGAGATACCAGTTGCCGGATACCCTGGGATTGGTCGTAATCATTAAAGTACCCAGCGTAAGTTCGGTAGCTGTTACCAGCGTGAAAAATGAACTTGTGTGGAATCCTCTCCCATTGCTGAAAGCTCAAAGTATCTCGGAATAACCTAGAGGTATGGTAGAGGTCATAGTACGTCCGTGGGTTAGCCTCATTAGCCCAGACCACGATATCCACACCTTGTTCTACCCAAGCTTTGAGGTCATCTTTTTGTTTCGTCGTCGCATGATCGTAATCCAGGTCATGTTTATTAGCGTATACAAAAGGGTGTGGGTGGCAACTACACACCTTAGCCTCCCAACCGTCTATGTGTTCATTTAAGGCCGCGCAGATATCAGTGCTCACGTTAGCATAATCTTGAAAAGTTAAGAAGAGAACCCGCATGTTTTTTTGTTGTTCAGCCTTTTACTATCTTGTTTCTCGCGTCAGTGAACACTCTTCAAGTTTGGCATCTGGTGGGATTACAACATAACTCCAGCGTGTTGTGTCCGGTAAGAATAACGTCACTTGTGTGGTTAAACCCTGCAAGTTGCGCCAACGAACCAATACGTAATCGTTAGATCCGGGGGCTAGAGCATTGCTCAAGGGCGGTAACTTATCAATAGAGTCAACATAATGCTGCATTTGGTGTGTGAATGTGTTTAATTGTTTAAAGTTGTTTTTATTTCTTGGCGTCGCTGCCCCTGCATAACATTTTTGAACTGTTGCCTAAGAGCGGGTGTAAACTTTGGATCATGCATTATCAAGAAGTTCGTAATTATTCCAAAACCCTTATAATTCACGACTTCTGGTGCCGTGTAGAGCAATGCTTCATAAAGATTTTGTTCCATGCCATGGAATAATGGCTCCAGCTTGGAATCTGACTTGACAACCTCATAAAGCTCAGAGGCTACATTTTGTGGGGTTCTTTCGGTCATATCTCTCTCTCTCTTGGTTTTTTTGTTATATTGCCTAAAAACTATTGGTGAGAAATAAACGCTAAAGATGCTTGACGGGATCCAGAAAGTTGACTATGTAATTACCAGCTGGAGCGGCTTGTAGTTCTATGGTTTGTTGTTTGGGGAAAGCAGTATCATTAGGGTAGCCTACAGAGTCTGGAGAATCACCATTGGCTTCAGTGCAAGTTACTGTTTGACTTGGAAGACTACCACCAGTCGGGGGAATGATTTGAATTCCTACATTGTAGCCATAACTTTGCTGGGTCGTGAACCCAGATTGACGTGAAAGCTCTGAGCAATCGGAGTGTGGCCCATCATTACACCTAGTCCCAATGCCTGGAGGTACTGTAGATATATCAAATGTGTCACGCAAAGGTGGAGTGGCTCCGCTCCACAACTGATTAAAGCCAAACTCAGCTAAAGTAGCACCCGATACCGGATGGGAACCTTGAGGAAAAGCTGTAAAGTTCCCATTCCAGCCTAGTGTAGTGGGAATATTCCAAGTGGTAGTACCACTTCCTGGACTTAGCGTGCCGATGAGGCTAGGGCCGCTAGCTTGTGGGTATCCTACTGTTAGGTACACATCTAAGGTGGTTGAGGTTGTGTGATTATTAATAGTTACAGTGCGGCCACCCGGAATAGGTGGGATGGGGGCCCCCGATTGAATTTGGGTATATAGATTGCTTAATAGAAAGTTATGGTGATTGTTGAGCTTGGCAGCCTCTTGAATGTTGTGGAATTGAAGGCCATTGTCCGACCTTGCTGTATCCAGGGTATCATTGTTAAGGTCCCCAATAATTGCTTCGGGAGTCACGATGCGACCACGATTAACAAGCACCCCACCGACTGTAAGGTTATTAAAGTTTTGATCAGGCATTGTTTATTTTTTATGTATTCTTTTTTTTCCCATGATTATTTTTAAAATGCCTGGAGTCCAAGAAATCCCTTGCATTCATCTTGATAGGGAACGTAAAGTTCTCCAGCTGGATCCCCACCATGCTTTGGATCGTGTATTAAGTACTAATGCCTTCATTGGAGCAGGTACAGAACTAGAGGCGGAGATTGAAGAATTTTTGGGTACAAATTTTAAATGTGTCGCGGTGGGTAATGGTACGGACGCTCTGGAGATTGTGTATCGCCTGAGCAAGTTACGACGTTCTTCTTCTTCGGTCATTTATGTGCCGGCTTTTACGTTTGAAGCTACCTCTGGTGCTGCCAAAGCTTTGGGCCTAACAGTAAAATATATGGATATTAGCCCCGTGGATGGAGAATACATTATTACGCCGGAGACGGTACAAGCTGCACTTGGTGGGGAATCTGCCACAAACGTCGTAGCGATAGTTGGAGTCTCCTTGTATGGTCAAGTTCCGGATTGGGAAGGGATACGTAAGGTTCTACCTGATGACGTGCTCTTGATCGAAGACGGAGCTCAAAGTTTTGGTTCGGCGCGATCCTTGCAGGGTGGGGTAGTGGATTACGCGATTACAAGCTTCTACCCTTCCAAGAACTTGGGATGTTATGGAGATGGTGGTGCGGTCTTTTGTCCAGAAACGGAGGTTAAGAAGGTAAGAGCCCTAGCTAATCATGGTAGAGGCTCACGGACAATTACTTGGGGCAAGAACAGCCGGTTGGATCGCTTCCAAGCCGAAATCCTGCGGCAAAAACTAGCGGGCTTCAATCGAACCCGGGCATCTAAGGCAGATACAGTTCACTATTACGAACAAAACTTGAGGGCCTTAAATCCATGGTTTACTTTGCCTCTACACAGTCAAGACTCGTGTTTCTCGGTGTACACTATTCAAGTAAAAGGTGAACAGAGACACCTGCTTCAGCATTTTTTGGCAACTCACGGGGTCCAAACCCGAATTTATTACGAGAAACCACTGTGTTCGACGTTTCCGAATGCTGAGATGAAGAGTAAGCAGGTGTTAGCCATCCCTTGTTTTGCCTTTATAACGAATCCGGAACGGCAGAGGATCGTAGCTCTGTTACAGAGTTTTTTTCTGTAAAGGTTCGGAGTTTGTAACCCAATTCTTTGACTGGAAAAAATAAGCAGTGAAGACAAGCACGGTAATAAAGTTTAAAAGATTCACAATGTGGACATTGTTTGTGTGTGTTCATTGGTTTTGTGAAGGGGAGCTTATTTTTTTTTTTATTATGTACATAAACATTGACATGGAGCATCTTCCTTTACCCGTAGAAATCATAGACCATATCCAAGAATTTGCCCAACCTTTGGATGGTTACTTGTATGAACATGGTAGTATGAGTAGTATTCAAGCTGGAGTATATTTGAATTGGTTGTTACGAATACTTGCAGATTATTCTCCCCTCAGCCCGAATCAATTGTTTGAGTTTGTGTTAGTTTTATTACAGTGGCAGGAAGCCTTGGTTCGTCAACATGCTGACATTTTAACGTGTAATATTTATGGAGTGTTTTTGTTAGTAGTTTTACATGGCCACTATCCCTTTCGCACTCGCTTGCAGCGTAACGGTGTCGGGTACACGGTTGGGATCTTTGGGTTACCACCCTTTCAGATCCATCATGTTTATGATCTACACTTGGTAAATCAATTAGTCTTTGAGACCTGGACTATGCGCAGGTTCCATAGGATTCTAACGCCGCGGCTCAGGTCGTGCATCAATCGTGATGATTTCATGTACTTGTTGCGCATTATTCACCGGCATTATTGGTACCAGGATTTGCATTATTTAATGGTGATGTTTGCACTATATCTTTCCAGTAAGTACCACATCCGTTTAGACATCCTCAACTTATTTTACCCTTATCGTTCTTATGTGCAGCGGCAAAGAACCTACTATCCTCTCGTCCTCTGTAAAGGCATTCGTCGTCCTACAGCCGAGCGGTTACAATGTAGATACATACATGAGTTATGGAAGTTAAAGGATAAACCGAAACCACCTCGGATTCCTTGGACTTTATGGAATAAGATTAACGCTTTTATTAGTTAAAGACTCGACCAGCTCTTCTTGCTGATTCTAGGTATTCGGGACCGTAGTCTGCCAGCAATTCCTGGTCGTAACGGATGTCCTTGATGGTTTTCACCAGGATGTTGCGCCCGTGAGTAATAAATTCTACATTCGGATCATCTGAGTGATTAATGAACCGAGTCCAGTTGGACTTGGTAGGATCTTCGGCATCAATAACAAACAAAGCCCTTTTGGGTCCACGTCGACTATAAGCCGTCATAGCATATTCTCGGAAATCATCATCTGAGTACTTGGCGTCATACTGCTCTGGTGTGTAGCGTTTGCCTTTATAAGTTCCCAGTATAGTATCTTTTCGTATATCGCGCGCAGCAAAAACCCCTTGACCAGCACCTTCAATGTCACTTGGCTTGATGGTCACCGTAGCTGGTGTTTTAAAAGCGCGTGGGTTTAGGATTTGGCCAATAAATAGGGCTTCGGCTTTTTTGTCTGGTTCTTTTAATGCTTTTCTGAGCGCGTCCGGGATCTTGAGCTTCGATTCCAGGAGTCTGCGATGTTTTTTCAGGACCTTGTTCGCCCGCACCCAAAGATCCAGATAGACGTCTGAAGCTTGGTTGTCTGATCGCAGGGTGGTAGAGTTCAAGTAGACCTGAAGCCGACGTGATTGGTCTAAATTAGAACATTGAGCCGCCAAATAAAGAAAGAAAGGCACATAGTCCACACATTTCACAAAGTTTCCCGGGCGGATCATTTCCAAAACTGGGTAGTCGTCATAGCGGTAGTCCAAGGGTAAGGGAGCCTGCTGGGCGGCCGTATCATAGTATTCAATCCAGTTCTGTCTAAACACATAGGCCACTAGCCGAAATTCAGATTTGTTGTTTTCTCTCGTTTGGGTAACAACATTAGGGTATTGGTTAGGTGGTGGACACACCAGGGCGTCTTGTAACCGGATATGTTGCCAGTAGGTGAAGGGGGTTTGTTGACCACATAAGATATAGATCATAACCTGAGACATTAACTCCCAACGCAAGGTGGTTTCAGGACAATGATAAACTCTGGGCCTGCTGGAGAGAGGATAGGCCCCAAAGAACTGAGGGAGACACTGTCGCATGCGTACAGTATGTAAAGGTAAGGGTTCCCCCTTACGTTGCTCCAACCGGGCTAGTTGAAGGTGTTGTTGTAACCACTCAGGTTCAAAGAAGCTAAGCACATGCTGGTAAGTGCTTGGACCATAAATGGTAAAGATAGGATCGAACTTCTCGATGTCTACCTCTTTGCGGTCATTACTCGCGTCGAGGTCCTGGTGTGGATTCTGAAGTTCCAAGTCTTCTAATTTGGCCGTGGGGCTGTGCAGGTTAAAGTTCCTCAAGTAATTGAGCCACATCAGACCATAAGGTTCCCGTAGCCAACGTTTCTGATACTTAGCAACCGGAGCACCCAGTTGCAGGTCAAAATCCTCGGGCTCTAGTGTGGTATCCCACATAAAGCGGTAGTACAAGGGTCGGGGTTTTTGTCGATCTAGGTATTGTATTATATTCTGCGCCTCGTCTAGGTTGTCGTAATTAAACTCAACACTGACCTGCCAGGGTATATACGCAAGCTTGGGTAATAAATCCACCAGTTTCAATTCTTTGTCTCTGTTATCCCCAAGGACAAGTTCTGCCGCCAAGCTTAGGTTCGTTTCCATATTATATATTTCCTCACCTAACCAGGCCCATTGGTTACGGCCGAACCGCTGTAAGATATAAAAATCCAGTTTATCACGGTCCGCGCGTAAGAAACCTTTATCGACAAGAAAGACATTGATGTTAAAGGCGGCCACAACAAAGCAGAGGTATCCATAATCATTGGCGACCTCCGGATCAAAGTCACCGCCACCATATAATTCATAGGCAAGTTCGAGGTTGGGTTGGGTTGTGCTCATAATATCTAGCGCAAACAAGGTCCGGCAAACCCTCAGTGCATCTTGTACAGTCAGGTTCGGTACTTCAGCTTGTTGGACGGGTTGGATTCTGCAATCCTCGCGGATTTTAAAATCCTTTGCAAGTCCATGTATAATTTTATTGAGGCTCTGGACAGGTGAAGGCTTCCATATCGACATCATAGGGCCAAATTGACTTTTTTCTTGTAGATGAAACATTTAATCGGTGGTGCCTTAGACAGCTCGATGCGTTTACGCTTGAGGCCTTTGCGTTTGTTGTCTAGTTTTTCCCGGGCACATTCCGCCAGGCGCTGGTTCATGTCGGTTTCGATAATCTTCAAGTGATCCAGTGCATATTTGAGGATGGCGTTCTGTTCCATCCAACAAATAAAGTTGAGTTGGGCTACAGTAGTGGAGTATACATATCCGTTGGCATCAAAGTAAATCCTGGGACCGCGCCGAAAGGTATCGAACAAGTACCGCTTGTAGTACTTGAGCCACGACAAGTAACTGTTGTAGATGTTTAACAGGTGACCGTTGGTGTTCCGGATGGTTAGCTTGGCTCTTTTGGCGTAGGTAATGACCAAGTAATTCAATAACCGGAGAGAAACAATCGAAGAGATAGAGATGATGGGGATAATTATTTTTTTTAGCCGTTCTTCCGTAAGGTAGGGAAGGAGAACATGCAGCTGGGTCATCATCTTGAGGTGTGGTAGAGGTTTTTCCCAATAAAAGATCCCCATTTGAAACTTTTTCTCAATGGTCTCCGGGATCTTTTCCCGCGTCATGCGCTTTTGTTCTCGTGCGGGATTGAGTGGTTTACCGTTGCGTAAATCCAACATGGTCACACTTTTTTTGATGCAAGTGCGTTTCTCCCAGATTTTGAATTTAAACGCAGTATTGACGTAGTGGGATAACACACGGGCTCCAGTTACACACAAAGTTATGGTAACCGTTAACTGGATACTGAGTCTTAGGTTGAACTGGAAATGAATCAGTCGTAAAGTCGCGCGTGGGAAACAGTCGAGATTGATTGACGGGCCAGATGGGGAAGGGTTGCATATCAACCTTGCGATCACTATACGTGTTGGTACAATCCGTTCTACCAAGGCGATAACCCACATTGTCAAACGGTACATTCACTTGGTTAGTCAAGTTCATCACCGCGGCCACATTAGTGCAGCCAGGGACACTACCTTGGTAACGATAATCATAGGGTGACGCTGGCCCGGGAGTATAAGCAAAAGGTTGTGCGCAATACTTATTTGCAGAAAAAGCCATTTGTTTTATCCTTTCCACAACATTATTTTTTTCCAGAGTTTGTAAGTGTGTTTGGTTGACGTTCCACTTTTCTGTGGACCTTGTACTTAAAAACCAAGCATGTCTGACAACGAAGTCCCCAGCTCGGTCGCTCAACCAGATTCCAACGATGATCAAGCCGTAGCCAAGAAGACTTCTACTAAGCGGAAGCGAGGGCGCACTTCCACCTCTAATCCGGTGGAGAAACACGATGAAAAGCACACGCCACTTAACATGAAGAAAAAAATTCTCAAGAACAATATTCCCAAGTTTAGCATCCCGCGTGATGTTCGTGGCTTGTTGAAGAAGATCACCAGCCACCAGTATCAGCTATCGGAAGAAGATGGTGCCTTAATTGGTCCTTGCTTCCAGAAGGTTATGGACTTTGAAGCCGTAGATTTTATGTCTAACTGTCTCTTGTACTACGAACGTGCCCACAACCTTGTCTTCCGTAATAAGGATGCCAAAGTTATTGAACGCGGTCACCGGAACCCCAAGTCTGTCAAGTACCCAGCGATGCGCAAGATCTATGATCACTACCTCTGTGGGATGGAAGAAAAGCACCGGTACTACGTACAATCCCAGGATCCTAGCTTGGTGAAGCCACCCAAAAGGGTGTCGACGGCAGGCCGCAAACGTACCCCAACGGTGGCCCCCTATAACTTGTACATTCAGGAGCAATGGAAAAAGCGCCGGGAAGAATTTCAAAAGATTGTTTCGGAACAAGGTATCCCGAACGTCATGAAGTTGCTGAGCAAGGAATGGAAGGCTAATCCGGCTTTGAAGGAAGAATTTCAGAAACAAGCCGCAGCTTTAAATGCTCAGGCAGCTCAGCCTGTGCAGGAGTCGGCACTCTAAGCCTTTGCTCTAAGCCTTTGGCGGTTCATATCTTGCAAGTTCCGGTAATATACTTGGCGTCGTTGGTTGGTGTTAAGTGGTGGTAGTCTCTTGGGGCGGCTTAATCTCTTAATTAATAAACCCAGCAGGATCAGTCCCAACAAGGATACGGGAATAATCCATATTAGGTGTAAAGTATTGAAGCCCTGATCATCATCATTGTCACCAGCCATTAAAAGTTTTGTTGTTTTTATTAGTTTAGATCCTAAAATTTAACCCTCCTAAGTCTATCACTCTAAAGTTTAAGTATGTTATGACAGTTTGTGTCATGGTTTTGTGACCTAAGTAATCGGCGGCAATCCGTGGTAAAGAACAATGTCTATCATTAAAATAATGAAAGCAAGCTAGAACATAAAACTTACGGAATTGATGTAATTTGCCAATCACGGGACAATACTTTTTTACCGCTCGGGACAGAGGCTTCGCATACTTGCGGTTAACTTCCTGGACACTCTGGGCCGGCATTTTTTGTCTGACGTACGCGATTGCCGCGTTAATCTTGTCCCGCGTCTGTAAGAGTGGTACCTCTCGACGTGTGTCTGTGGTATCTCCCTTGCGTCGTTTCAAGATACCGGTGGTCGAGGCCCAATACTTCTCATTCGTGGCATGGACTTCTTCAGGCAAAGTAAACCTGATAGAGTATAGGATCTCGGCCATCCGACGTCCGGTGAGACAGGCTAAACCAATCATGACTAGGTGTGGATTTTCATGATCCAAGAAGGCCCGGCAGTCAGTGATTACTGCATCGCCGGGGATTTCATGCAGGTCAATAGCACCTTCATGTACCGTCTTAGCCTTCGCTCGTATTAGTTGGTTAACCTGTTCTCGATTTAAACCTAAGTGCTGCAAGAATTCCTCCGGTGCACCCAAGTCACGTAAACGTGTCTTATACAGGGAGATAACAGTCTGAGCTGTACTCAGGGCCGTGGTTTTGCGGGTCCTTCCAGCTTTGGTATCTCTCTCATGTTTGGCCTCAAAGTACTGGATGATATGTTTAGACAATAACTTGGCGCAATCTTTGCTGTGTACTTTCTTTGGTACTTTTTTACGTAACATCTCATACTTCTGAACCATCTTATCCAAAAAAGGCGGCATACTCTCGTTGTCTTTTTTTTATGTCATAGATTTTGTCCTTAGTAATACTTGAAGGTAAGCTTCATCTTGCAAGTAATACGAGGGTGGATATTGGCGGTCTTGGCAAAGTTTGTTGGCACGATGACACAAGCCATGAAGATCGGCTAGAAGTAGATGGTTGGCCTTACGAGCCCCCGTCCACAACTTAATATTTTCTCGCAGCGTATTGTAAATACTTTCACCCGAGACTAACGGATCATTGGATAACCGACAGGCATGTTGTAAGATATATGTCATATCCTGTACCAATTGAACCTTTGTAGTCTTGGTGGCCCACAACAGCCACGCTATATGGTATAAGATATCATCAGCTACATTAGCAACTTCTTGACTCTGCCAGCCAAAGGTCCTCAAGGTTACCTGAGGATTATTCTGGATCCAAAAGTATTGCTCCATTTTTTTTTTTGCTTAAACATCTCATAAAAAAACACTACAACTGGGTCTAAACGCGGAGGAAAAGTATATATATTATTAGAGATAAAAAAAAACACAAACACAATGGTCGACAATGATGATGATGTTACACCATGGTGGTTAGATTCCGAAGAAGATGACGAACCAGTCAGTCCTCCAGCCCCGAAAAGTCCGAGACCAAGTCCTCCTAGCAGCCCACGACCTCGCCCTCAACAATTCTTAACCTCCAAGTTACCTGTGCAACCATCGTCCCCCCAAAAATCCATGATAGCTACCAGTGACGCGATCATTACAGGCCTAGTGGGTTATGCTTTTATGGGAGCCTTTCTAGCATATAAAACCAGCAATTACCGACAAGCGCTTAAGCTATGCCAAGATGCTTGTGATGCAAAGCAAGAAGATGATGATTAATACAAAAAAAATAATAGAATGGATCGTGGAGAATTAAAGTATAAATTGTTTTATTCATTGCAACAGTTGAAAAATTCAGAGAGTCCTTCGCCGGAACTAATAGGGTTAGTAAGTTTTTATGCTAGGTCTCTTAATAATCATCCCTTCGATAAGGATGGTAAGATCTCCTTCTTTCACGGGAGTCCTCCCTTTGCGATCGATAACGACGATTCGGAGAGGCTCTCCGACGATAATCCTCTCGGGAACGATTTCTGGAGCGCTCGTAGGAACTTTGACGGTCGCGGCGGCTGGCGTAATGACATTCTCGACAACGACGACCCATGCAAGTGTTATACTGGCACTCGGGACAAAGGTGCGCGGTTCTTTGGGGACGCTGACGCACCCGATTTTCGTGACAAGAGGCACATTGACGACCAAGACAAAGGTTTGGGCAGCCGTCATTGGGACAAGGATGTAGACGACTTGAAGGATTCACACCTTCTACGTGTTCAAAATTGCACTGATCTCCTTTATAGCAGCCGTTCGGCGTATTAAAGAAGGCGCAAGGCTTACGGCGGTGCACGAATGAGCACTCTTGGCCGAGCTTACAACCTCTGGACGTAGTATAGTAACGGCATATTTTTTCACGGATTTCACCTTCTTCGTAGGGGGCTGCGTCAGGATTGAGCCTGGTAGGGGGTTCCGGCGCTTCATCTGAATCGCTATCGGCTTGATCTGCCCAAGGATTAGTTTTGGCCTGGTCCTCAGCCTGCACCAACACGTCAGCGGAGTCCTTGACAGGGTCTACGGAGTCCTCGATAGGGTCCACGGAGTCCTCGACAGGGTTCACGGAGTCCTCGACAGGGTTCACGGAGTCCTCAATATTGTTGGTTTGGTCTTCATCCACTGGTACCATATCATAATCCACAGCTGCTAAGACGTCGTCCATCTGAGAGAAAAAATGGGGATGAGTTTTAAATAAGAGGTGTAAGGTTTTTCATATCGCCAACATTTAAACACATGTCCGCCCATTTGCCGACGTGGCATAACGCACCCATTGTGTTTAACTTGTTAGAGTGTGGTGGTGGTGGTGATTGCTTGTTTCACGTCCTAGCCGCAGCACTAAATTTACTAGAAGGTACCCGGCTCTCGATGGTTCAGGTTCGCGAATGGTTGGCCAATTGTGTCAAAGTGGAAACTTTATCAGCCTTTTGCGATATGATTCTTGATGAACAGCGGAGTGGCCGGGCCCGAGGAAGTGCCAACATGGAAAGGGTAATCAAAAATGCTACCCCTAAGCTTTTAGAGACCTTACAGGCATTAATCAAAAAACCAGGTCGTTTGTTTCAAGGCACAGATGGTTGCTTGCGCTGGCTCTTGGAACATCACCCACAATTTGTTCATTACGGTTTTGTGATATTTAGTTCTTGGGGGTATCATCATACACAGGTGATTGAAACACCCAAGTCCAGAATCTACATCTTAATCTTTAATAATGCCCACACACAACATTGGCAACTTGTGGCAATGAGTGAATTTATTGCCGTGGAGAAACATTTGGTGGAAGTAATTCTCTCTGCTTAAGATTAAAGAAATGATTCGTATGCAACCTGAAATTCCCATGCGAGACCAACGGTATAAGGAGGGTTGTTACCAAAACCAGATCTACCAACCTTGGACTCAACAAATTTTACCCAACCCTACCTCGCGAAATATCTTTAATATGCGTTGCTTTACAGAGTATCAAGTGTTTACCCAACGTGAGATGCGTCCGATTTTAGTATTTCTTCACCGTGAGGGTGATCCGGAAGCACAACGCTTGTTACGAGAAGTCCTAATCCCGTGTTTTTACGGAACTCAAACCCGGCTCTTGGTAGTCAATGTGGATCGCATCCCTGATGTGTGGTATAACTATCGAAACACTGTTCGTAGGTTGCCGGCGTTGGTTTGGACATTCCGCGGTAAAGTGAGCCGGATTCTTGATGACTTTAGTCGCCGCAGCCGCATCGTCAGTTTTGCCCTGTCCACGAATGGCGAAAAACGTTGGCGCAACAAAGGGTTTTATCGCACTATGGGAGAGTGATCATCGCACAATAGTCGACGGGCAGTAATGCCACGCAACCATAGCAAAGAAAAAAGCAATCAAAGTATCAATAAAATAATGATTACGTGCCGACGTGATCAAGACCATGACTAAAAAACAATACGCAACGCCCAAACTTAAGGGAATCAGGCGTAGGTGAACTAGGGCTAGGACTGATAAAGTTAAGAGGATAGTGTGTCCAGAGTACATGTAATCGTTACAGTTGCCCAGGCAAATAAAAGGCCGGTCACAACTGGGATCGATAGACGGAAAAATCGTGGCATGCACTAGAACACACCGAAATAACATTAACAAGCAATACAAGTGCAGCACTCTTAGAGCCATACTCCATTGGCGAGTGCTGAGTACAAATAGAATTGGCAAAGCCAATAAAACTTCGACTAAATGTTTAGAGGTAGGTTCAAACAGATCATGTACAGTATCTACTATGCGCTGATTATTTACAGCCTTAGCCCGCTGTGCAGCCAACCAGTTTGAGTAAAAACAAGCCGCAACCGTGACCAAAGCTAAGATAATAGTGTAAAACATACGCTTTTATTCTTTATGATGAAGAATTACGTTTGAGTGGACCGGATAGACGCTGGTGGGGCCTGAGTGGACCGGATGGACCGGATGGACGCTGGTGGGGCCTGATTAGACCGGATGGACGCTGGTGGGGCCTGAGTGGACCGGATGGAGGGTTGGGTAGAGGCCTGCTGTACCCCCAAGACTGAATCTATGTGGTTAACAATGGTATCTTTATCGAGTTGTAGTAAAGCATTAACTTGGTCATGCAGTTCCGGGTTCATATTTTCCGCAACAATGTAATCCATGATGCGTTGGCGTTGTTTGAGCCAGCTGTAGACACCTTTGAGTGTTCGCCGCTTAGTATCTTTGGCATCTAAGCCGCGGCTGTGGGCAATGACTGCTTGCGTCAAGATGCACATAATTAATTCATTGTAGTTTACTTGGGCTGCTGTCGATACTTGTTGCTGCAACTGTTCTTGCGCAGCCTTTGCTTCCTCCTGAACCTGTTTCAACTGAGCCTGCAGCTGGTTGACTTGTTCTTCAAGTTCGTCCACTGTCTTGGCGCTGATCTCTTCTAAAGAATTAAAGTTGGTCTGTGTCTCTGCCAGAGTACTCTGAACTTTTTTCAAGGATTGTTGGGATTGTTTGGCATCCATGATATCCACGAACCCACCTTCGTCATTATCTTCAGGAACCTGAGACACAAGGTGGCTCCAAGGGTAGACTTTTTTGCTGGGCATTCTGTTGGTTTTGCTTTTAAGGTGTCGGTTTTTCTAACGTGTATTTGAACGCACAATCCAGCAGCCGAAAATATTCTGCAGTATGATGGATGTATTCTACATCACTCAGACCCTCGGGTCGCGGGCCCAGAATAGCCATTAATTTAAGACCCAGAAAGCTTTGTTCGGTCAGAGCATTCACGTGCTGTTTGGGTACATCTCGAATAATCTCATGATACTTGTGTTCTAAGATGCCGAGGTCGCGCGGCCGTACAAACTTCAAATCATTTTCAAGTTGTTGAAGTAATTTAGTCTTGTAATCTGATATAAAATCCATTTTTTTTTTATTTGTTCAATGATGTATTTCTTAACGGGGTGAACCATCCGAACGAAAGAATAATCCCGGCTCTCTGTACCGGTGTTGCAGTAACCAAGCCCGCCGTTGTCGTACTGTTAGGCCTGTGGGAAGTTTATTGGGCCAGTCCGGTAAAGGTGCTTGTGGGGTATCTTGTAGCAAGAGGGCAAACCTTGAGAATTCTTGCTCTAACGTATTTACTTTGAAGATTTGTGTTAACATTTCGCGGGCTCGAGATTCTAAATCAGAGAAAGACCGTATCATACCATTGTTATGAAACACAACTTGAGGCAACAAGTGGCCCCCAGTAAATCTAAACATAACACTACTGAGGTCCTCTGGTGTCTCAGCTTCTTGGATAAGTTCCAGGTACTGGCTTAGTAAAGCCTGCATTGTTTTTTTTTATTCTTGTTACTCCAAAAAATGGGCAACTCTGCGTCCTCGTCTCAAATGTGTCCTATTGAATACTTGGATCTCAATATTTGGGTAAATCTGAAAGGTGGCATAGTACCAATTTATTTGACAGGGAACTATGATCATATCATGGGCCTCCAGATTAATTTACAAAACTTGGGTCAAACTCAACTTAATCGTTATGTTTTATTGAACCTGATAGATCGGGCGGTGCGTAAGCACACGGCAACAGACCCTCTAGATATTCGACCTTACATTAAAAGTATTAAGGTTTGTCGTTCCGCACCAGTTGAGTTTACTTCGAAATTTCAGACTGAGCGATATACATGCTGGGCCACAGTTGTGGCAGTCTTACCTAGCATGGAAATGGTCGATAGCTTTTTTAAGGCGGCTGGTAAGCGTCCACGAGAGTACCTGGAATGGGCGGGTCGAACTTTAAGGAGTGATATAAACTTTACCAGTGAAAGTGAACTCTTAACGCCCAGCCGTGAAAGGCCAGGGAAACGCCAAGATCTGGTACCTAATTATAAAGATATTGTCTCCAAAATTTCACAGTCTCCAGTGGCCACCCAGATTCTAAGCCAAGCCATCACTCGTGGCAAAGATTGGCTTACCGGAATGTCCCAGCCTGCGGATTAGTGTAAGTGTAATCACCGTGCATGTACTGTACGGGTAACGTGGCAAAATGACCACTAGAAGAGACCAAGTTAGGGATAGGCATGAAGCCGGCATTATAAGCAGTTTGGTAGTACGCGTAAGAATCCGTAGGGTACTGTTCAGGTTCGATGCGTAGAGGATTAATCCGAGTATTCCAAGGGACCCATGAATCTTGATAAAAGTTCACGCGCTTACCGTCGGGTGTAAAAGGTCCACCATAGGCTCTGAGCATAGGATTAAATCCAGCACATTCACAAGGCACACCCGGAGCCCCTGGGGTTTCAAATGCACTGACTGGGATCGAGTAACCTTGGTTGACTAAAGACTTCAAGTGCTTACGTTGACAACTCATTGGAGGTTTGTTGTTTTTTATCTTTTACTCAACAGAATTATTTTTTTCCCGTATATCAGCATCTGGGGTCTCATTTTTCAAGTTGGCTAACATTTCTTTCACCGGGTTAGGTGCAAGAACTGGTTGAGCTGGCTCGTAGACCACTGGCTTACTACGGGGCGCATAAATAAACATTAAGGCAGCACCACAAGATGCGACCATGAGTAAAAGTTGCCACCAGTCCATTTTTTTAATGCAGACCTACCTTTTTTTATATTTTAGCTACTTGAACGCGATGTTAGATGTACAATGATGTAAATAGTGAGAGCCAACACAATCAAGACGCTGAGGGGCATAAGCCAAGGATAGAGAGGTCGACCGGTGGAACGTGTCATTGGGGCTTGAGCTTGTGTGGGAGGCCTGTATTCTTCTAGAACCTCAGCGTATTCTTTACGCGGCTTTTTACTTCTTTCATTAACTTGATTATGTGCCTCTACCACCCATTCCGACAAAGCTTGGCGAGAATCTAAACGTATCGGAAAATCTCGGAGTAACTGGGCCCAATGACTGCGGCATTTTACGCAAGGTAAGACGTGGGCTAAGCTTTCATAGAAGGTACGGTACCAGTGCTTATCCTCGGCACTGGGTTGTTTAGGATAAGTAAATGAGATTGTATGTAAGGTTTTCCAGAGTGCAGGACCCCATACCCTAATGTCGAGACCGCTTAGTGCGTTTGGCATGATGAGGTGATCGTTTTTTCTTTAAGGTTTTTGTTTTTATCTTGACTATCTTACATGGCTTACCCTTGCGCACTTTAGCTCTACGCTTATCCGCCCAAAGAGTAGGTAATTTTAGCCTTAAGATTTTGCCAGTTTGTAAGATGTAGAACCGAGTTACCTTAAGCCGTTGTAGCTGCTGGGCATACCTTTTCTCTTCCGCTGGACTAAAAAGATCAGACCAACGGTTACCAATATTAATATTAATTTTCCGCTTGACAGGTGATTTCCGATTAATATAGTTCCGACGCTTAGCCTTAAAGGCACCGAGGTCATATTCAGTGGCTGGCCTGAGGAATAAGCCGTGGTAGGATCCCATATTAAACCTGGCCAGGTCTTGGATCGTATACCGGACGTTAACATCCGAGGATTCGCGAGCGGTGATAAAGTAAATCCTAGCTTTGGGCATAGAGCGAAAGTGGAGGTAAAGATTGAAGAGAGGTTTAATCAGTTTCTGGGGCTCCCCCTCGATAACGGTGTCATCGATATCGAAGACTACGGTGGGTGGTGAATAAGAGGGTATTAGCCGTAATAACTCGGCAATGGCTTGTTCCGGGTAGTGACATTCTAAGATTTTCATTTGTTCAAAAGTCCGAACCTTTATTATTGTAGGTGATCAAAAATGGCTCGTCGTACCTTGACTCCACCATCCTCCTTGTTACTCAAGTTTATTCGGGATAATAGTTTCCATCATCAGAGTTCTTCCCGTAACACCTGGACCCATGGCTCGATGGATGGTTCTCTGGGTGGCGTCTTCTACGTCGATGATGAGCAAGGCTTTCACTCCAAGTTTGCCAGTGATTGCATGAATCGTATCCCAATGTTTATTACGGAGATCAAGTCCTCCCCCAACTTCCGGTTCTTTGTGGATTTGGACTTTAAGTTCAAGCCACCTAAACGGTGCTGGACTGACAAGGAACGCTCCTTGATTTGCAGTATTATTGGGCGCACGGTACAAGAATTCTACCCAGCAGAAGGCAAGGCTAGAAGATTTATGATGATGGTGTGCGATATATCCCAGTGGTTAGCAGAACAAGAAGAAGCCGCTAAGCAACAAGCTTTACCAGAGATTGATATTAGCGAGCTGTTGTTGGGTCAGTCGGAACCTGAGAAGAAAGACAAAGAAGAACAAGAAAAAGAAGAAGAAGAAGAAGCAGTTCCTGAGACAAAGGAACCTGCATATTACAAGGATGGTAACCTGCACATTACGTTTCCACATTGTATTGTCAATGCGCAACAATGGATTATCATTACTCAAGCTATTCGCTCCAAACTTGCACCCTTATTCCAACGCCTTAAAAAGAAACAGGTATTGGTGAACACTGTGACTGACATTGTGGACTTCTCCGTGTTAACTGGAAGCTTGCGCATGGTGGGTTCTCACAAGTCCGGGGAGTGTAAGCTATGTCACAAGAGAGGTTGTGGGGAATGTTCCTATGTGGGCAAGGTAGACCAAGGGAGAGTTTACAATCTGCGAGAAATGTTGATACCAGATGAACGCACTCAACGGTTTGTGGTGGATCAAAATTACTCCCGCAAGATGAAGCAACCGCGCAACTTTGGCGCAGTTGTCCAATTCTGCAGCATCCGCGCCGATCCAGGCACGCCATTGTTAGAAGGTTTCGCTCCTTACCCCGGTTGTCCCAGTATTAGCCCCGAATTGGTGGATTCTTTGACCAAAAAACACCTGGACTTGTTGACCGCCAAAATTACTCCCGGTCGAAAGTATGCGCGCCTTGGCAAAACCAAACAAATCACGCTCTTGTCAGAGGAAGAAAAGGCTACGCTGAGGCGCAAGTGTACACGCTTAGATCCACAAGGTAAAGTTGCTATATTGTTGCGAAATAAGCTGCGGGAAATGCACCCGAGATACAAAGCCCTAACGATCTCACAGCTATCTCTCAACTCGGCCAAAACCAAGTACACAATCTTTGTGCGTGGGGACTTTTCAACCTTTTGTCAAAACTTGAAGAACCCACCTTATACCCACAACTCTCGTTTGATTTGGTTTCAAGCGCGTTACCGCGGTCTGGTTCAAAAGTGCTCCTGCAAGTGTGACACGTTACAAAACCGGCGATCTGGTCTGTGTAAAGACTTTGAGAGCGCATGCAGCCCGTTTACCGACGATCAACGTGCAAAGCTCTTTCCGGTAAAATATAATCAATCCTACCGTGTTCACCCCTTGGCATGCAGGACGCGCCCTATTGGAGACGCTAAAGAAAAGGATACCGCACGCCTGCTGGGTAGCCTACGCTTCAAGGCTTGGGTTCAACCTCAACTTAACTCTCAACCCTCGGACAATTGAAAGATGGTTTTCGCAGATGATTAAATAGCTTGTTGCGCGAACTAAAATCTTCAAAGCAAGCCCAGCACTGATTAGAATATGCATACATAATCACAATTTTCCAAAGGTCAGGAATTAATGGTTTTGGTTTAAGTCTGTAAAGTCTTGATAAATAATATTTGGCATCGTCCATACTCACAGTCTGTAAAGTCTTAATATTTGTCCATAATATATAAAAAAAAATGCAAGTTGAGATCTTACAAGGTCGTGGTACATTTGTTGACATCTTGGTAGATTGTTTTATTATCTTGTATGGTTACTGGGATGTTAGCACCGAAGGGTTGTTATACTTAGGATTAAACCGTTTACCACCACCTAAATGGCGCCGGGCTCGAATCCAATACTTGAGAAGCCGCCTGGCAGAATTTCAGGATGATAAAGCAGTACAGAGACGCCTCTTGTCAGTGTTACCCTTAAACCGGCCCTTTAAGTTACCTCTCAGTAAGTTACAAGTCCAATTAAAAATCACATAAATCATCACTTAATTCCTGTCTCTCTTGTTCCGAGCGTAGTGTAGATCTTACGGCAGGGATGTAGAGCATCCGACTCTCTGGTAATTGTTCAGGGCCCAGAGGCTTAATAACATCTTCTTTAGTATACCTAACTCTACGTTGTAAAGGTTGTACAATACGCGCCGTGCTACCCCCGACGCCCGTCGGAAGCATGGAAGCTCCGGGTAGGTAGGCCAGTGGGAGACACCCACGATGTTGGGTGGTTGAAGTTGCACCGGGTCCGGTGTTATCTCCCATGCGCCCAGCGTCTACGGGTGGTACGAATTCTCTGTCTGTGTCCACCGTCCGCCAGGTATGTCGGAGGTTCTTGTCGACCAGGACATAACCCGCATCATCACCTTCCGCATTGGTCACTGGGAAGGTCTCCTGCATTGTCTCTTTGAGTGTGGGTTTCAGGGTGGTTAAGGACGCGATAACACTACCAGCTTCCATGGATGGGTTACCCGCAAGACGGAAGGGATTCTCGGCTGCTGCCGTTTTGAGAGAATACCTAACGGTTTTGTCAGTCACAATAATACCGGCACGAATGTTGGGTTCAATGGGTGCGGTCCGATAGGTCTGAGGGTTCTTGGTGGTAGTTCTTAACCGCACTCCTTCCATGACCTGACCATTAGCAAAGTCTCGAGCTGCGGCGGCTGGTGTTCTAGCATATGATTGACCTTTATACGTGGTCCTTAACTGTTGGTTGCTAGCCTGGGTCGAATGTTGGGGTGCACCTTCGGCGGGTCCCACAGGGAGTGTAGCCTCGGATTTTAACGTTTGCCGGATGTTGTGCTGAGAGACCAAGGTATCCCCAGCGTTTTGAGATCCACTCACGGGACCCACATAGCCACGCTCGAGACCTTCATGAAACACGTGATCGGTTTCTAATGGGATCTCCGAGATTGCTTCCACTCCATTAACTAGACCCGGTAAGGGTGTACGCGTAGCGAGGAGAGGATCTCGCCGCGCATAGAATTTACCGGTCCATTGTTCTCGTTGACGTTGATCCGGGTTCAAGTTATCGGCCACCGGCATGTATCCTTCCTTGCTGAGCTCGTTGGTTGGTGGTAAGTAAGGAACCGTCCTTAACCGGGGCACTAAACCAAAGTAACCCTGGGGACGTTCACCGTACAACGAAGGTTCACAGGGTAAGTTACCATCCTGATTATTAAACACATCCCGTAGTGCGATTTGTTCTTCTTGAGACCGGATATCATCGGCAAATGTCGAGGATCCAAAGGGTGGTGCACCACCTCGGGCACTCACCGGGTTAAAGACGTAACCCGGCTGTTCCGTCTTGGCTGGTGGCGGTTGATGATGATTATAACCGCCCATAGCCCAGATCAAGCGTGGGTTGGCTTGCTTCAACTGATACTCGGGGATTTGGTTGGTAGTTGAGGTTGGGGGTTGTACCTGATTCTCAAAACATTCATAATTTTCACCGGTATAAGCATTTTTCAGGATCCCAGTCGAGATCATATTCTGAGTACTATTGTATGGAGTTGAATACAAGCTGTTCGTGTATTTCACAGATCGGGAAGGGTAAGGCTTCACGTACACATTAGCCACTCGTTGTTCACCCCAGTATCGATCATCGGTAACCCAACGATGACTCTTGACCTCTTGTTCACCGGGAAAGATCTTATTCAAGACACACATCCGAGAATTAATGGCCGCACTACTATCTGTGGGCGCTTCTTCTACGTCTTCAAAAGGATACCCATACTCTCGGTTGGCAAATCGCAGCTCGGTAGATGAACTATCCGGTGTAGTATCTGCCACGGGGATTTGGGGAGCCTTGATGGGATCTTCTTGATAAGATTGGCGGTGGTGGTCGTGTCGTGGCACATTAGGATCCCCACCCGCCAGGGGTACATGTGGTAAGGTTGCTTGACCTTGATTCCAAAATTGCCGCGGGCAAAAACTCTCATCCGGCTTAGGTCGGTAGACATGTCCGGTAACCGGGTCCATTACAGTCTTATAGGTGTTATGGCCCGGAAAGAATTCTCGCGTGTTGGCTTGCGTGGTACCCGGTGGGAAACAGACATTGGGTGGAACCTCGTAACCGTAAGGATTCTGGACCGGGTAAGTACAAAACGAACCACACCCGGCACCACGATAATCCATACTCAAGGGTCTGACCACGTACTGATCTGTGCTGACATAAGGGATACAGGGTGGTCCCAGAGGTTTGCGTCGAGCCTGAGCATCAAAAACATCCGGAATATATGCTGAATCACAAGCAGGTTCAGCAGCAGTAGTAGTAGTTAAAGCATCTTCTACTTGTCTACGCAACTTTTTCATACGTTTTGATTCAGATAAAATATTTTTTTTTAACTAAACAAACATTAAAAGGGATGTCCAACATATGTAAACCCAAAAGTCAACGGCAAATGTTGAGAGCTTTATGGGGTGTTGCCAAAAAGACCAAAACACTCAAGGCTTTTAAGGACAAGTTAAGGGTGGCCCTGGGAGGTAGAGATCCACCACGTATCCGTTGTTCCGGCCAATGGAACCGCAATCCGATGGAAGATAATGAATCTTACTTGAGCTGCCTGGTTACTCTGGCATGCGGCGGTACGTGTTGTGGCAATACACGCGTTGACCCGGATCCAGAGTTACAAGACGCGTTGAGAAAGCTAACCCAAGTAGGAGTTTCCAAAGATGTGATTCAACAGGTTATTCGTCGAGGAAGGCGCGCCTTACCTACCGCTGGGGGTCGGTTAAACTCTTTTCAAGCCTTGGTTTTGCGCTTAACTCCAGTGGGTAGGGCAGAAACCAAGGATTTGCTTCAGTACGTGAAAGAATACGGGAATGCTCAACAAGGTAAGCGTGCCGAAGGCTTGCGCAAAGATGAATTACAAGGTTTAGTGTTTAGCATCCAACAAAACCAAAGCCCACAGGATTTGTACAATGCAGCCTTAGCGTTCTCCGGTGGTTCCGAGGTCCGCCCGGACATTCTTCAGGCTGTCGAGGTGGCCATACGGCGAAATGAGTTACAATTAAGCCGGTTAGAACAAATCTCAGACAGTGCCTACGAAAAACTTATCGTGCTTCAAAAGAATCCGTCTCTGAGCGATTCCGACAAAGAAGAATTACAAAAATGTATTAATATGTATGCAGCCAGCCGGAAACGCCCAAGCTTTACGAAGCGATTGGCTACAGGCGCTGCTCTGGGTGCCGCCGGAGCTCTCGGTGCCGTTGGTATCAGCTACATGATCCCAACACAACGCAAGGCCCTTAAACGTCGCCTGAGTAGATTCCCGAGCGCTTGCTGGCTCTCGGTGCTGGGCTTAACAGGTTTGCTCCCTGAAGGTGAACTGAGGAACAAACTGGAGAACGTGACGGATGCGAGATGTGTAGCCGAACTTGCCACAATGACAGACTTGTCTAACATCCTTAAAAATGAACAAAGGGAGGCTCACCAGATGTTAGAGCAAAAGATGACCCGCGATTATAAAGAAGTGCGGGAGTTCTCGGATATTGCTCCAGTGGACGATGAAGTAATTGATCTTTTGGTGGATGTGATCGCGAGGGCAGAAGAGGAGAAACAACCCGGGTTGGTTGGATGGAGAGAACAACATGTGAAACGCAAGGGTTGGTGGACTTGGGGTGAAGCCGAACCAGAATCTAGTGAAAGCTCGGTAAAGGAACCTATCGGGAGCCCTGTGAAGGAGGAACCATCCGCGGCAGACTAATTCTTGTACCAACAAATAAAACAAACTCCAAAAAAAATGATTTGTCAAGATGAAAAATTACGTATTTTTTTGCACGCGGATTTTTGTTATTATGATGAACTTCTGGGTACTACCAAGCAGCTCTTTAATCCTTACTTGGAAGATACCGAGCTACTCTACGCGTGGCTTAAGTATCGGTACATTTACCCACAAACGTTATGGGATCATCAATATTTGGCAGAGCTAAGCGCTGAGGATATGAGGACTCATGGTAATAATCCAGCCTTGATGGATTTTTCGGATTTCGATCCTTACAAAGTGACACGAAACTTTCTGGTGGCTTGGCTCTCTTGGCATGGCGTTACTTCTACCGAAGATAAACCCCAGAAATGGTGGGCTGACCTAGCGAGTAAGATCTTAGAGAAACGTCGACAAACCAAGATGCCACGAACTACCTTGAAAAAATTTGAAAAATTGATGGGTCTGGAATCTCAGAGTCAGATCCATACCGCTAGGTTTGAGTGCATTGGTGATGCCCTGGCTGTGGTGCCCAGGAGAGTTTTCTTGAAAGCCATGGAACCAGAGGTCCGCAAAGAAAATACACGCCAGATTTTACGCAAGCAGATCTTGGCCAAGTTGCTGGGAGCCAGTGCGATAGCCGTGCCTCTGATGTATAATGTCTACATGGCTTCTGACCGCTTTGTGACACCTGCAGAGTTTCAGGAACGCCTGTTAAGCCAAGAAACTAAGAAGATGTTGGGGAACCTAGCCGCGCCCTTGGTGCTGATGTACGGGGCCAACAAGTTAGACAAGGATACCATCACTCCAGAGATGCGGGGCGCACTCATGGATGATATAGCCAAGAATCGGCCCATTCCTGAAGCTACTCTGAAACAATTGGTGGGGAAAAGCAGCACGTGGGCACAACTCTTTAGTATTGTGTTCCTCCCGGTGTTTGTGAAGTCCATCTTGCGTAGCGATTAAAAAGAACAATATGGAGCTTACCTTACTGGTAATGGGTATGGTTGCATACGAGCTTTACTTTGATGTGAACTGTCACTTTTATGATGATCCCATCAAGCTCACCGTACCTTTATTGGTTATTTTTGCCTGTGAATACTTGGGAATAACTAGCATTTGTGTGGTCCTGTGGTTCATTTACATTTTTCTCACATTGTTGTATGTGCTTATCTGGATCCACAAAAAATCGCGCTAAACAATCTAAAAAGAAGTCATGAAGCTTAATGTGCACACTATTGTTCTTTATTGTTTGTTTGCTTTGTTATTTTTAGCTATGGGTTTTGTGCTGTACAAACTCTTTAGCACCAACTCAAAGCTTAAGCGTGTCTTGAGTTTTTTGAATGGTGAAGTCTTCTCAGATCAGTTTCAGCAAGTTCTACGCACTTATTTCTCTAATAATGATAACATCACACCCATCATTGACCAATTATTTCCCACTTTTCTAGCTTTTACCGTACCCAATCAACATGTCATCCCTGGAACGACAACGCCGTCGCCGTCAAGCCCTGAGAGAAACAGAGATGCGTTATCAACTGATGGAGAAAAGGAGAACTATGAACAAGAAACGCCCCAAGAGAGTCGAAGCCGCGCCAAAAAGACGTCGGAGAAGACGCCGGACCTCTGAAGATGATGATGATGCCGATCCCATGTTTGGGAAACGCCGAACCAAAACAAAAGTTAAGCCTCCGGTGAAACCTTCCGTGAAACCCGCTGTGAAACCTTCCGTGAAACCCGCTGTGAAACCTCCCGTGAAACCCGCTGTGGAACCTCCCGTGAAACCCGCTGTGGAACCTCCCGTGAAACCCGCTGTGGAACCTTCCGTGGAAACTCCAAAAAAATTGTCTCTGAGTCCGGTTCCCTTTTCGCAATCCGGTTATCAACCTGGGATCCGTGAAATTATTGGACAAAAAGAAGCGGTCAAGAAGTTGATACAGTGGCTCAACACTTTTAATGGCGAAGCCCCACCACGCCACCCTTTGGCTATCATGTACGGGAAGCCTGGGGTTGGTAAAACTACCACAGCTCTGGCCTTGGGCAAGAGTCTAGGCCTGGAAGTAATTGAGGTCAATGCTTCCATGTCTAGAAAAGAATATATCCGAGATCGGAAGACTCAGACGACGCAAAAGACTTGGATTATAGAAAATTACTTGTATGAATGTGCGGCTTCCAGTTCTGTACCGGGGTTCCGGGTTCAAGGAGAGAAGAAAAAGCCGCGCCGCAAGTCCTTGTTATTACTAGATGAGATCGATGGGATGAAACCCGAAGAGGTGGCCATCATGGTCAAGTTCTTTACACGTTATCGCAAGTTGAGCAAGCGCAATCCCATCTTGTGTACATGCAACCACCGGTCAATCAAAACTCTCAAGCCTCTTCAACCCTTTGCGCTCCCGGTCCTCTTTCACAAGGTTTATGTTAAAGATCTAGTCGAGTATGGGAAGCGGCATTATAAGAGGTATAGTCAGAACACGCTGTACCGCCTGGCACGTCAAGCAGATGGAGATATTCGGCAAATGATGTACCTGTGTGAGCAACACAGTGCTGGATCTGACAATCGTGGTAGTATCTTTGATGTGACCAAGGCTTTATTCGAAGGTAAACGGGATCAGGTCATGCACTACCGCTTTACCTCAGAGTTGTACATGGGTACCCGGCTCTTTCATGATAACTATGTGGACTTGGCGCCCGATATCGATAGTCTCTCTGAGTTAGCCGATTCATTATGTAACATGGATCAACATGTACAGTACGGCTACCGTGTCCCACAGGAACGTGGAAGTATGAATCACTGGGGGACCTCGATCTTGCTGCAGACGATGAAATGTACCCAGTTCAGGAAGCCCAGAGGGATGTTAAAGTTAGAACCTTATCGACCACCCTTCAAGACCTTGGAAGCACAAGTCCTGGAAGATGGCTTTTTAAGTACGGCTAACTCAGAGTTTGATCGACGACAGTGTGTTCATTTATCCTGACTCAACTATTTCAAACCTCAGATAAATAAAAACATTTATGCCTCATAACAAGACCCCAACACCGCGAGGTATGGAATTACCACCAGGTCTTAGCTTTGGTGGACAAGCTCCCGCACCTGTCATTAAACCTAAACCCATGGATGCTGTGAAAAAATACGGCAAGTTTGTGCTTTTAGGTGTAGTTGTGTTAGTGGTGGGTTATCTTTATTACAAGCGTCGTAAGGCTAAGAAGGCTGGGGGTGGTGGAGGTGGGGGTCTAGCTAAAATTCTGGGCGCCGGGGGACAGCATTCCAGCGTTCCACCTGCGGCTCCAGTTCCAGCTCCAGCCCCACATCAACCAGAACAAACTAGGGTGACGGCACCTCCGGCTAGACCAGCACAAGCATCAGCAGCTCCTAGAGCCGCACCCGCACCAACTGGGGATCCTAACTTTACGCCTTTATAAGAACAAATTTAGCTTTTTACTCTAGACGATGCCGAGGTGAGGGCTGTAATAACATTGTTACGTTGCGATGGACTTAAGCTTTTAAGCATTTCAGTTCCTCGGGGCGAACTAAGGAATTTGAGAGATTGTTCTATTTCGCTTGATACTGAAGAATTCTGTGCTTTAGACAAACCTTCTAATTTCCTAATTCGGTCGGCGTGCCAAGCTTCATTCCAACTCTTATATTTAATAACTAAAGCAAAAATAAACAAAAACGTTGCAAAGGCTATGAGAGTTGCATTCAAACCAATGGCAAAATACAACCAACTGGTATATTGTCCTTTAAATTTGTCTGCAATAACAACGACATTTAAGATGGCCATGGCCATTAATAAAATAAACGTGATAGCAGCAACAAACTTCACGCTGTCGTATCTTACAAACACAAAAAATGTAACAAAAGGGATGATCATGTTGGCTAACATCATTAGCACCACATGAGTTTTGTCTTCTCCTCTCACAGCTTCGCATGAATTATAATAGCTTACAATAGTGAGTACGGAGGTAATAACCGCAAAAAAGAAGTACGCGAAAATGGTTGTGAATACCCAATTTAAGTTCATAATGTTTTTTATAAATATAATTTATATTTTTTTATGTAATCTTCAGCGTGATGCTAGTCTTGGCTCGTCTCTTGTTATCTTCTTTCATGTACTTGATGAGGTCAGGAATATCCAGGTCTACTTCAAACTCTGATTCGTAGCCTGTTAACATTTGTTGAACGGACTTGTAACTAAGTCCCGGAATTTTGTCCTTGCGCTCTAGTGTAAAAGTCTTGCCATGGGCAGTCACCGATGTCTGTCCGGTTTTCTGCATATGCTCGATGAGGGCGCGCTTTTGCATCGTAGACTTTTGTCGCAGTGGTGTCAGTCTGTCCAAGACCTTTGCCAGCTCCGTAGCCTTTTGTTGGCCTTGTGACATCCCGGTTTTGTTGTCCTGTAGGGCATTATAATTTTGTGTAAATAAACACAAACGATGGACTATCGATTAAGTAAGTCTCTTGAAGAACGCCAAGCTGAAAGTGCCAAAATTTTAAAGGCTCATCCGGGTAGATGCCCGTTTATTCTCGAATCCAACAGTCCGGACCTCAAGTGGAGCCGGAAAAAGATGTTGGTCCCCAAAGATTTGGCATGGGGTGAATTTTTGTTTAGTATAAGACGTCGACTTAAGCTACCACCTGAAGGGTCCTTGTTGATATTAATCAGTAACAAATTGCCAGCTGGGAATTCTTTAGTTGGAGAAGTTTATGAAAATTACAAAGATAATGATGATTTTTGTTACGGTATTATGATGGAAGAAAATACTTTCGGTTACGGCAGAGGCCCACCACTGCTCCATGTCGTATAATCGATATGGATGTTGATGACTGACCATATGTAGGTTCAGAATATTTTTTAATTTTTTTTCCTGGTTTATATAAACTTTCAAGTTTTACTGTAAATGGCTAAAGTATCCCATAGTACTTGTGTTGCTGAGTTTTTTCCTGGAATTAATCCTAAAAAGGTTCGTATGGCACCTTTACAGAACTCGTTAAGTGGACCGGTTTGTGTCGTTCCCATACCTCCCGAGTACTATCAACTTATCGAACCTTTTTGTGAAGTTGTGGAACAAGGACGGCAAGCTTTGTTGTGTAGATCTAGGCCTGGTTACAAGTTACGGCTGCGTTTAGGCCAAGTTAAGAAGCGCCCGCGATCCGCAGGTCATGTGTGTTGGATGCACACTAGCCACAGCCCACACCGTTGGTCCGCGTACACAGATGAAGGACAATTACTGGCTATGTGGGAAACTGTGCCGCGTTTCAAGGTAACTTTTGATATCAGTGACCACAGCACAGACCATCCCAGCCCATTTAAAGCACGAGTACCAAGGGTCCCTCGTGGACCGTTTGATTATGCGCGTCGTGTATGGTGGGAAGATCAAGTAACTCCAAGCGTCGCGTACTTTCGCAGCCCTGAAGGCTCGGTTGCATTAAAGAATTTGGTTGAAGCCCTAAAAGCTTTAAATAAACCTTAACAATAAAAAAAAAAGATGCTAGGTCGGTTGAGTGATTTTCATTACCGAAAGTTTCGTAGAGAAGCTATAGAACAGTTAGTCAGCCGGTATCCGGAAAAACATGGTTTAGTGGTTAACCACACTATGGGTACAGGTAAGACCAAGACTGCGCTTTTGTTTTTAGCCAATTTCCCCAAGTTTCCGAAGCTTATCATAGCTCCCGTCAGTGCGCACTCCGAGTGGGTTCAGGGTTTAGCTGAACTCAAACTAACTCAGTACCGCTTGGCTGTACCTGAAGAGCTGGACGATGTCAAGATTACCAAGAAGACGGTAGTTGTTGTTGACGAGTGCCACCTGTTGATTCCGTTACTTACCAGTCAACGTGTCTGGAATCTAACCCAGCGGGAACAAGTACTACGCAGTTTACAAAGGTCCTTCAAGGTGTTGCTCTTGACCGGAACTCCAGTTAAAACCCACGTTTCGGATCTGCGGCTCTTAATCAATATTGCCGCCGGTAGAGATGTAATACCCAGCACCCGCAAAGCTTTTCAGGCGCGGTATTACCGGATTAATAAGACCAGAGCCGCCACGGAGGGTTACTTGAGCCCCTTGCTTCTGAAGCCTACCTATAAATTTTTCCAGAACTTGATTACCATGACTATACTGTATGCACTTTTTAGTCGTATTGTTAGCCACATTATTGCATACTTTCGGTTTAAAAGTTATTCGGAGGCTCAGTTAAGACAGAAGTATCCCGAATACGCGGAAGTTAAGGGAGACTTTAACATCTTGCGCGGTCAGGGCATTATGTCGTACTTGACGAACTTTTCAGACTTTTATGGTCAAGGATTCTTAGTAGATATGTTTAGGTTTATGGGAGAAAACACAGACTTAACCCCGCAACAACAGGTATTCCGTCAGTTTTACCGACAACAGCAACAAATGTCCGAACCGGCATTTGCCAGCACAGTAATCATGGTTAATACTCAGATGTTGTTGCAGCAGTTGTGCCGAGTGGAAGGATCAGGTTGCCAGGGCCAGTATGATGACTTGGAACCTGTACTTCGTCAACTTCCGGAATCTGAGAGGGCACGGATCCCCAAGGACCTTTTTACCCTCGAAGGAAAGGATGCCCAGAAGTTGCGGTGGACGATTCCGCTGTGGAAATTTTTGCTGGCGGTACTGAAGCCCATGAACTTTTTGGTGAAGCAATTAAGTTATCTGGATGTGAGTCTGTTAAGTATGTTAGGTATGGCCATTATTGGAGCCGCGTACCAATATTATCGGAAGCTGGGTACTATCATGGAGTTAGATACGGTCAAGTTGGGTAAAGATCTACAACCTTACATTGTAACCTATAATCCTTTCCTACAAAAAGACCGGGTTATGTTACGCCACTTTCCACAAGTTAAGTACGTCACCCAAACCTATGACCTAAGCCAGGAACAAGTAACAGTCCTTCAAAAAATTATGTTGCAAATGCTATCAGAACAAGAACTTTTGGCTCTTGGCTTTATCCCGGATGAACTCAAGATTGAAGTCTTTGAGGAAGAAACCAATAATCCTTACCTAGCCTACGGCAGGATGGTCAGCAACCTCAGGCCCAGTCGTAAGTTTGAAAACATCTTAGACATGTACCAGCGTCGGCCTCAACCCACCTTGATCTGGAGTAACTTTGAGAAGGGTCTGAGTAACTTTGCCATTGAAGCCCGAGCAAGGGGTCTGAGTACGGTTAGACTTAACAGAGAAGATAAACCTGAACAACTGAAAGCCGCCCTGGAAGGTCGGGTCGATTTTCTTCTCTTACCCCCACCCATGGTGGAAGGCATAAGTTTACCGGGCATAGAGGTTATGCATATCTTGGAACCACCCCAGGATGTTATCACAGATCAACAACTCAAGTTTCGAGTCATCCGTTACAGTGATGAACCGGGGAAGGTGACTATCTTTACGTGGATTGGTGAGATGCCGAGCCAAAGGACGCGTTTCATGGCCTTACTTCGACTGTGGAAACAGGTTGGTCTCGGTGAAGAACCGCTTACTTTTTCGCGCCGGCTAAAATATGATAGTTCACCGGACAGCATGGTCTTTAGTACTTTAAGCCAAGCCACCAAGGATTATGAAAAATTATACAAGAGCTTCTTAACTTTACAACGTAAGCGTCGCCAGGCATCCGAGGTTTGTGTGCCAGTCCAACCACGGAAACGTGCGACGTGTCCCAAGTACTTTGAAAAAAAGTTGTGACTATAGAATAAAAAAAAATGACCGCTCAAGTCTTTGAGAAATTATTGGAGAGTCAGAGGAATGTTAACAGTGCCTTGATGGGAGTTTATTCACTGCGTCGCCTGATGGAATCTTGTACCCCAATTCAGGTGCATGACTACATCCATAAAGTCTACCCAGTCCCAGATTCCGCGCTGCTGTACGGGATTCCGATCGCTGAACATCCCATCTTTCGACGTGGAAGTGCAGTGGGCGGCAACGATCTTTATGCCATGTTGCGAGATCAGAGACCCGAGGATCGTGCCTTAATGATGCACATGGTGGAACGCTATAAAGGGAAGCAATTTGCTGAGACTACCAGCAAGTGGTTGGACCTTGGAGTGGCCCTGGCTCCGGTTATTGGTGGTGTAGGGGCTACCTTGTTTGGCCTAGCCACCAGTACACCCTATACTGCTGGCATGGCTCAAGTAGAACTTGACAAATGTCGTAAAGCTGTTGAGAAGTCTGAAGAGGAAAGAAGTAAATTTATGGCCGCCATTCAAGATATTTTTGATATCTCACCGGGGCAAAAAATCACAATCCCACAGGAAGAGGCAGCGATCAAAATCTTAACATGTGCCAAGGGCTTTATTCCTGATGGTGGGTCGGCGAAAGAAGCGTGTCAGCAGCTGAAGGACTACCAGCAGTTGTTAGGTACTCACATCAAACCCCCAGAACTTCTCTTAGAGCTTTCCAACTATATCTATCGTGTCCTGGGTAACGGGTACGTGGACAAGGTTATGAAACAAGTGCAAAACACTACAGAAATAACTGAACGAAAGAGATTAATCGACAAAGAAACCACCAAAATGATGGATCTGATGGCTCTTTATATTTTTGCAGCAAGTACATTGGGTGATGAGAAGGACCCTTCTCGAGAAGAAAAGAAGGCTGCAGAGCTAATTCAGAAAAGGTTGGACCCTCAGACTTGGAAACTTTTTAAGGATCATGTACATACAGCCGCGCAAGAAATGAAAGTCAACGACCCGGCATATAACAGTAACCTAGCGACCATGGTCTGGGAAATAGCCGGGCAAATGACTGAAGCCGGTGTCCAAGCATTCCATAAAAAGCAAGCAGACATCCAGGACGCCTTGTCCAAGCGTAAATCGGCGACCGACGAAGCCGCAGCTAAATTTAAAGATTGGCAACAAAAAGAACAACAAAAGCTCCAAAAACAGAGGGTCGAATTAACAAGAGTGAGGAGAGAAAACAATGCGAAACTTCAGGCGGCTGAGCTACAATTAACTGCAGCAAAAGAACAAACTGCAACAATAGAGCGACAACAAAAGGAGTTACGCGAAAAATTTGGAGAGGCCGATCACTGGCGCGGACAATACCAGAATTTAAAAACTGAAGGAATTCAGAGACTAGGGAATCTACAGAACCAACTGGAACAGACCAGCCAAACCCTAAAGAATTGCGCTGAAACTAATAGCAGGCTCCGAAATGAAAGGAATGAATACAAACGCCAACTTGAAAAAGCGGAAACCAAGACGAGGCGGGATAATCGACAACTTCAACAATTTGCACAAACACAAAAACAACTTGGACAAGCGCAACAACAACTTCAACAAGCGCAAGCCAACACGAGGCAGGTGAATCAACAACTTCAACAAGCGCAAGCCAGCGAGACGCAACAGGCACAACAAATTAGCCGTCTTCAAGATCGGTTAGCGAGAGAAATTACACGAGAAAAGGAATGTGAGAAGTTGGCAGGGGTACTAGGTGAACATGTGGACCGGGCTAAGGAATTAAATTTATCGATTTTGAATTCTACAAAACGGAAAGTTAGTGAAGCTTATGAATCCACCGAACAAGCCGAAGCACAGTTAACAAAATTATTGAGAGATAAATGGCCTGGAGCCGTCTGTACTCCTGCAGGAGTCGCGTGGGCCACGAATTTTTTGGACGCCCTTCAAAATTGGGGAGGGCGCCTGGATGATGATAAACTACAAGCAGACTTATATGAACGTTTGGGTTATACTACGGCATTTATTCAAGTTTTTATCTTTGATAATTTAAGATTTGTCACATATGATGTAGTTACAGACTTTATTGAAGCTACTGCTGATATTTCTGTGAGTCTACGGGAGCAAATTGAAGATTGGAACAGGGAAGGATTAGATCTACAATCCCAATTACCATATCTACAACAGTTATATCCTCTTGCTGAACAACAATACAAGCAATCTAATGATGATGAGGTAAAGCAACAACTTAAAAATTATTGGTTGAAACCAGTGGCAGAAGGTAAACTTTCACGAAAACAACAGCTAGATAATGGTTCGGCTATACTCCAAAGACTAGCACAGAACATCAATACTGCCACCAGCCTAGTACAACCGATAGAACAGCTGGAGACGCGAACTCGGGACAATTTACTGCAACTACGATCACTTGTACTACAACAACAAAATCTTGGTGGTGCCGTTGGAGCTTTAAATGATTTACGGGATAAATGGAAAGATGCGCTTGATAATTATTTAACCCCGTTGGCAACATCCACGGGGACCTTAGATTTTGAGCAGCTAAATGAAGCTTACAAAGGTTTGGGAGGGTTATACTTAATTCAAGATGGTTTGCCAGGTATGATAGTTCCCGGAGAGACTGTCTCAGTGGCAACGTATCAACCGGTTAGACGGGTGACACCGGTTAAACAGAAAGAAGTACCAAAACCGTGGCAACAAATGTGGCAACAACTACAAGAACAACCGGGGATGGATGTGGGATGGGGACAATAATCTGTATTATAAGCATATATCGTCCGGTCTTATCTCACAGTCTTGTTCCCTTATCGACGCTAAGTTCACCACTATGGGTAAGTCTCTTGCTAGCTCTGTTAACTTTTGCCGTTTGGGTGGGCGGGCATCTTTTTCTTCTTCTACCCTCGGGCCACGTCTCAACACCTTCTTTGCATCTTGAACCACTTGATGTGGTGCCGGAAGGTTAATTTTACAGCGTTGGGCACGTCTAAACCTTCCAAGACGCGGCTTAATGAGTCTGGTAGCAATCTGACGTACAATAAAACAGATAGCCTCTGTGCCACGTTCTTTGGCTTCTTCTTCTTGTTCTTCCTTGAAATTATCCTTACCTGCATTAATCTCGTCCAGTCCGGCATTGACCTCTTGTTCTTCAACCTGGGCTGCCGTTTCCCGCAGTGTAACCCCTTTCACAAACCGTCCCTTGAACTTCTGCCCTTCCCAATCTCCTTCGTCCTTCACAATTTTTAGGTCCTCTTGCTGAAACACATCCAGCAGCTGTTCAATGGTATAGCTAATGTTCATCTTCTTTGCGGTCAAAAATTCTGTGAGATACGACCTAAAGCGGAACAGGGGCATCTTAAGGTCTGGGCCGCGGATGATGCGGGGGGAGTTATGGATAAAGTCCTTGATGGGGTTGGTAGAGATGGCAATCTTGGTCTGTACTTTCTTGAAGTAAGAGGGGACCTTCTCCCAGATCCCAGCCACGCCACATTTACCCACGTAGCTAACGTAGGCTTGTTGTAACTTGTAAATCAAGGTCGGCAGCTCAGCCTCGAGCTTGGCATCCAACTCTGTATCGACTTGCTGTACCCGGCGCGACATCTCAATAACGAGCAGCCGCCGGACAATACTGCCAGAGGAATCAATCCAGGGGCCTAACTCATTGCCAAACAAGAGACCTGGGACGTTCCATTTCACGGTCCTGGCCACCTTGTGCTTCCCACGGATGGAGACGTCTTCACCGGAGATGATAGACTGAAAATCCGCGCGCGGCAAGTTCCAGTTCTTCGTAACCTCCAAGCAGACGTACAGTAGCTTGTCCACCAAGGCGTCTAGACCAAACCCAGCCTCAATGCTACTGGCCAGAATCCCAACATCTTCACGCTGAAAAAACTTGAGGGCAGTCTTCCCGAGCGTGGATTTCCCACTGCGCGCCACTCCCATAAAGAATAAGACCACTTCCCAGTTATCCAGCTGTCCCAGTTCATACAGGACGCGCCCAATCTGGGTATAAAGCTGACTACAGACTTTGGGAGAGAAATTCTGGTAGTCAAAGATGGCCTGCACACTCGGGGTAAAGATGTTGGCCCAGTGATAGTGATTGAATATAGTGTTATCAAACTCTTGATTGTAAAACTTGCACGCTACCAGGTCGCTGGGAATGCGCCGGAATTGAAAGAAGGAATACCACAGGGGCTGTTCACGTTCGGTAAAGTGTAACATACCATTGCGGAAAGATCGAGCCAAGCGATGCCTCCGAAACTCTGGGAATTCTGGGTCGTGGCAGTGGGCAAGGTACTGGGCTACAGAGGAAGCCGAGCATTTGGTGAGATCCACCCAGCGGTTAAAGTGGGTCCCCTTCTGACAGAAACGGTACACCATGTCTATTAACTCGCACTTGTCTCCAGCGGGTTCCCAGGCTGAGGTGGGATAGCGACCCTTCACCGTGTAGCTCGGATCGTCCTCTGGGAATTCGCTTTGGCGAAAGTAGGTATGGTTATGATCCGCATCAACTACGTGGAACACAACAATTTGTTGGTAACACAAGCTTCGATAACGTTTAAATTCATGTTGATGGAACTCTTTGAGGACTTCGAGGACCACCCGTTGGAAGGCCGAGAGCTCCTTCAGGTCCACAGTATTAAACTCAAAGAGGTTAATGTCTTGACCGTGACACCCACGTTCACCGTTCTGTAGAACATTGCGCCGTAGTTCAGAGGTCAAGAAGTGATTCCCATACTTGACCATACGAACAGTATGAATCATCCGGGACTTAACCTGCTGTGCTTCCACGGTTTGATCCCCCAATAACTCACGATGTACCAAGGCCTGGGACATGGTAGCGAGGGCAAACATATACTTACACAGTTGTTGTTCCACCGTGGCACGATTAAATTCATTCTCGGTATCGATCTGAAAAAAGGCACATGAAGTTTCCAGTTGATTATCCAACAGGCCCTCTGCCTTTTCGTGTACCGCATCGAGTAAAGACTGTAAATCTTCATTGGAGAGGACTTCAGTGGTCCGGTGCGTCAAGTGATTGCTGATAAAGATTTGACAAAAGGCATCCCAGGGTCCCATTTCATCTAAATCAATCTCTGGTTCATTGCCACTTTCTTCATCCGGCTCATCGTCCAGGTTAAACACAGAAGCCAACTCGGCCTGAAACTCACCGTCCAAAACTGGATCATCTTCAGGTACTTGAAGCATATCTGTCTGGTTTTGTTCTTGGTGGGAAAATTATTAGCCGTTGGATAAGCAAGACGAAGAGCGGAAAGTACACAATTGGCTAAGTCCGAAAGTCCGAAAATGGATAACTTTGAAAACTTCAAGATTGCACTCTACCGACAGGTGCCACAGGTCGCAGCGGCCGCGGAACACTTGGTACAACTATTTAATCGGGTTAGTCGTCAAACGCAAGAACTGAAAGGGAATTTGGAAATAGAAAGCTTTTTTGGGCGGTCCAAGGATGGTAAATTCTCGAATCACGTAGAAGAAGACGTAATTCAGGTCGTACAAAAAATGTTATTGGAGTGTTCCACGTGGACCTGCACAGAAGATTGGCACATTATGTATGATTATTATCTGGATGATCATCAAACTCGAGTTCGAGTTTCATACAAAGATGAAAAACAACAGGTGAATATGATTCGTAAGCATCGCTTAGGTCACGTGGATCTTTCCTACGGTCAAATGCGCAAATCCGAGTGGAAATTGACGGATTACCTAACTCGAGTAACGTTGAAATTTGAAGAACCCTTGACGTCACCCCAGAATACTCTTCTACACTTTAAATCGGTCAAGATGTCCATGCGCAAATCTTTTATCGTGCCTTCCCATAACTGCTCAGCCGTGAGGTGGCGGTTTGAGCTAGTCCAGTTTTGGGTCAGTGACTCCATGGAAAGCTTGGAGCACAGCATACAAACAGAGGCACCTCAATACTCTATGGAATGCGAGTTGTTGGACCTACCCGATGCACTTTCTGAAACCGACAAGTACATTATGTTTGCATCTTTGCTTATGAAGATGGAAGATTTCTACACCTTCCCACTATGCCGCTTGATCGCCATCAATGAAGGTCAACAACAGAGTCAACTCCCAACCTTCCTCGTGCAATCTTAGGGTTATTCGCACGCCAGAAAAAAAAAGTCTACATTAAAAAAAAGAATACTAACTAGAAAAAAATGTCTCCTGCAGTGCAAGCGTTTCTCTGGGGTCTGATAACTTTTATTTTGGTCTTCTTCTTCTTTTATTTACTGCGTAGAGCCAAGTTGAAGGATAAAGATACCTTGAGTGACGATAGTTTCTGGGCTAAGAGCTGGTGGCCCTTAGATTATATGGATTGGATCTTTTTTGGCGTGGCCATTGTTACTGGCTTAGCTTTGACGGTATACTTCTTGTTGAAGAACCGACCCATGTCAAGTAAAGTTCCTATCTGGAGTAGTGGTATGCCGGTCGAGGGAGCACCTTTGCTATCCCCTAACCTTCAATCGCCGCCTAGGGTCCCTCCATTGAGTTCTGAACGGCCTGTCTTTTCTTCGCCCTCTCTGGGCCAGATTCCATCTCCAGCGGCACCGGTGACTCCTGCGGTTCCGGTGACTCCTGCGGCCCCTGCGGTTCCGGTGACTCCTGCGGGGGAACCGAACTGGGGGGCAAACTTGTAAAAAAGCTGGGCTTAAAGAGTACTGCATAGAGGGCCAAGAGAAATGAATCGGCTAAATCATCCTGTTTATTGCCCCCTGGACGTTCCACTAACTCTTGAACCTTATGATCCCGGAGCAAGTTCTGGCACAGGGCAACGCTGAGGGCCTTGCGATTCCGGTACTTTTTTTGCTTAGTAAAGTTGTATTGGTCAAGCCACGTTTTACAGTACTTACTTTGCGCGGGTTGGATCCGTACACTGATCAACTTTTCATCGGTTCCCAAGTTCTTGAACCAGTTATAAAAATAACGATAGATCAAGTGTGAGAAAAGTCCAAGTTTCTGAGACCCACCTCTCTGACCATAAGGTTGTTGCTCGATAACAATGTGATGGTACGGACATCCAGACCTAGGGAACAACGATGGGATTACCAGGTCCGTGAGAGCGTGCATCTCCATAACATTCATTTGTTCAAACTTTTGGTAGTCTGTATGATCCGTCACCAGATCCAAGTTCTGCCAGGCATCAATAAATAAGCCATCCTGACTCTTTCGCAACACACAATAACTGAGGTTACGCACACCAATATCAATCCCCAACCACAGTTCTTCTGTGAGCATTCTTAATTTTTTTTTATATAATCGAATTCGAAAAAATATTTATCCTTTGACAAAAAACAAAAGATGTTTGCACTAGGGCAAATGCCACTTCTGGAGAATGCTTCGTCAGTTCTCCAGGTTGAACAGTTGGGACCTCTGTATAATCGCAGTGGTAACCGGATTACACCTACATCACAAGCCTTCTGGAATCCGCACAATATTCGCTGTTTGGTACACCGCATTGAAAAGGAAGTTGAAGCTCAAGTAAATATGCCAGTTCAGGCAGTCTTAGATTCTTTCTTTTTTGCCAAGACCAGTGAAATTGTCAATGGTACGGAAGATAATCTTAACATTCAAGCTATTAATGATACTATCGCACGGCTTATGGTTGACAGATACGTCTCGGATATTTTGCGCCGCAAACTTTATTACAAGTTTTACATCTTTGAAGATCGACCTCGGATTATTACTCGTCCCCAGGATACCTATGGTCGGCACCGTATCGTGCGCCCAAGTTCGTTTAATTACTTTGCCCAAGATCCTGATCAAAGATACTGGGATGCCTTCCGAGCCTCTCAGGAATGTGCGGCTCGGCGTATCAAGCGACCATCCTTATTTGACGTATACTTTCAAAATACCATGCCGCCACCCACGGTCCCACACTAAAGGTGCGCGCTCTGCGCAAAAAAAATGTGGTCACAATTGATTCAGGGTGGGGGTCACTTAGAATTGCTGGATGAATGGCAACAAATCTTGATACCGGTACCTTTTAGCAGCAACGTGGTTTACAAGTCTTTTAAGTCCAAGACTTGGATTAAACAACCGGTAGGCAGAAAACGGCGGCGCCAAAGGGTCAACGATCCCCGGTATGCCAGGCTGCGCCAATGTCAACGGTTGATAGGATCAACACGGTGCCAGGTGTACAAACCTATGGAGGTCGCCAACATGCAAGTTGCCATCCTGAACGCTCTCACCTCCAGGTTGCCACTGGATGCCTGTTGTATGATCTTTGGAGTTCAAGTCCCAATCGTTCTTGCCGGTGTCATTTATCGGCATGGTAAGTTGGTTTGGTTAATGATTAATCGCATGAACAATGAATTATACCTGAGCTCTCATTTTATTGCGGACACCCATCATCTCTTCGAGGCTCTGCGCCCCCACTTACCCCTACGCCACCGGAAAAAGAAATTCAACCGACAATCTTTTAATAATGCCACATTCTACGGGAGCAAACCCGGGACGACGTTGAGTAAGTTGGGTCCCGCCATCACGGAATTTAACCCCTCCGACTACGACCTACTCCAAGTTCAGAAGTTTATCGACATGTTGGATCATGATAAGAACTTCTTGCGTCACTGCCCACCCAAGATCAACCCACACCTAACCCATGATATTGTCAAAGAATTACGCGGTTGGAAGACTTTCGGACCTACGGTACCCCTTAGTGGTAAGTGTACTGGGGGCAAACGCCGCAAGTGTGCTTGTGGTCCTTACCAGAAACAAATCATCAAGGCGGCCACCGAGAGCACTATCATGAACTCCATCCTGATGCATGTGCCCAGCACTGTAACCTCGGAAGTAGTTCGCGAACGTTTTGCTCCGTTAATGGATTATGTTCGTGACAATCCAAACCGCACCTTCTAAAGACTCATGTGTGATAAATGTGCCCCCACTCCCAAGCCTGGTCTTACGTTTTGTTGTATGTGTTATATGTTTCGTTGTAAAGCTTGTGGCTTAAATCAATTATGCCCGGCCGTGGATCTGTTGAAAGGTTTCCCGATCTCATGGCTACTTCCAGAACTACAACAAATCGTGGCTGCCTATGCACACCCTACATGCTTTGAAAACATCGAAACTTTATTACATATATCCGCAGCTGATATTGATGAACTTAGTGTAAAGATAACGCCCTGGAATAAATACGATTGATTCGCGTCCAATGACCTTTGACATAAAGTGTTGTTTATTTGAAGGTTGCTGACTGTAATAAATGCCTCTCAAGAAAAAAAAACATGGTTCAGATCTTTTTTTGTTCATTTGGTACTGACGCCCAACAATGTGAAGAATTAAAAGTGAGCGCTGAGAGATGTAACATTCCTTTAACTTGGTATGGTCTTGGTCAACCATGGTTGGGGTATCATCAAAAGCTGAGGGCAATGCATCGGTTTGTGCTGGATGTAGAATCCCAAGAAGGTCCTGAGAACATTGTCTGCTTTTTAGACGGTTATGACGTGCTCTTGGCGGATAGCGCCGAGAACATTGCCCGTAAATTCCTAAGTTTTAACCGCCCCTTAGTAATTAGTGCTGAAAAGTTTATGAAGCCAGATGAATCTCCGGCAATCCAACGCCTCTACGGCAATCAATCTCCAAGTATTTATCAGTATGTTAATTCCGGCACCTATGTGGGCACCGTCACTGCGGTGAAGTACATGTTACAATGGTGTCGCAAGTATAAGTACAATGTTCCGCGCGCAGATGGGATCCTGATGCGTTCTCCCAATGATCAGAGGGCTCTCACTACGTTTTACTTAAAGCACCGCCACCTGTGTGCCTTAGACCATGAACAACAAATCTTTGCTTGCTTGGCTGGACACAACCCTTTAACATCCTTACGATACCAACCATTACCCTTACATCATAACATTACAGGATCCCAACCCTCGATAATTCACCTCAATGGTAGAAGTAAGCGGTACAAGAAACAAGTCCTGCAAGAATTAATTAATGTGGATAGTCCGGTTAATACATTGACGTAACCTTCGTGGGACATGGTAGTCATACTGGGTAATGATGATCACACGATAACACGTTGGTTCCAGCAGTAACTTGGCAAATTCTTCACTGTTGAGAACTTCGATGTCTGGTTCATCAAAGACCCAGTATTGCGGGCGTGCGTCCGGGTTAATTTTAGTATCAACGTTCAAGTCTTTGTACTCCGCTGGAAAACGGGTCACCACTTGGGTATTATCTGATTCGTAGAAAGTTTTGGCTATCGTGGTTTTGCCTGTGCGAGAGGGTCCCCATATATGGATACTGTGTACATGACTTGACGATACCACAGTGCCCATGGATGAAAGTGGAAGTTTTATATCTACACCTACCCCTGCCGTTAAATAACAATCCATACACTCTGGTCTCGCACAATGTCCACAAAACGGAAACATTTTATATTTGTTTTTTTTTGCTACAAGCTTCCCACCTGTATACACGCCTTATTCTTTTGTCCTGCAAAGTGCCCGTGACTTCGAACAGCGCCCCACAACGTAGTAAATAAAGACAAATCTCTGCAATATTCAATGCATCATCAATCCCAGAATGATGTCTACCACGGAGCGGGAGACCCAAATTCTCCAACATAGCCTTCATGCCTCCAGCTCTGCGGCGGTTAAGAACTTGACAGTAGATTTTCTTGACATTGCACCAGCTGGTAAAGATTGGTGGTACTGGGATACCAGAAAAGTTGCATTGTTTGGGGAAACACGTCCGGAAATCCCAATCTCCACACGTAACGACCAAGTAAGAATGACCCGAGGGTATACTCGTTCGTAACCATTTCATGAAAGCTTCCAGAACAATGGGAAACGGTTGACCGGCATCCACTTGTTCTTGAGTGATCCCTGTCAATTCTGTAGCAAAAGGGTCTAACCGTTTCTTAATCTTACAATACTGCTGAAAGGTGTTCTTGCGATCAATCGTCTGGTGGGCTACATCAATGATAACTCCAGGAAACTCTGTAATCTCTTGCGGATAGATGACTCCGTGGCGTTGGGCATTGGCCTCAAAATCAATAACCACCAGATAGTCCACCATAATACCAAACCAAAAAAAAAAAAAGTGGAAATTACGTGGTTGTAAATTGTTGTTCCAGGCGTTGCAGGCACAGTCCCATTAAGCCCACCCTGGGATCCGCAAATTCACTGAGCAAATCTTCACGAATACCTTCACTATAGATTACCTCAGAGGTTTGTAATAGGAACTTGGAGTAATTTCGAATAAACGCGGTAAGGCTCTTAGCCCTAATATTGACCCATTGCTTAAAGAGATGTGGGATACTCTCAGGAATTTGATCCGGGAAAGATAACCTAGTTTGCGCGTACAAGAACGTCCAAGGTTGACAGAAGCCACGCGGATCCAAACCTTCAACCTGCTTGCGCTCGGCCATCTGTTGCAACTGTAAGCCAAACTTATCAAAGGCGTCCAGATTGGGTGGACTGATTAATTCTTGGAACTGGGGATCAATGCGTGCGTAGATACGCTGCAATTCTAAATCTAAACGTTCCTGGTCAATGTTCTCCGTGTATACTTCATAAGGATCAAACCTTTCTAGGATATGGGTATCCTGATCGTATAAAAGAATATTCGCATGTAAGGCTGGTCCAGGTGAGTGTAAGGTTAATAAGGTCAGCATAAAACGTTGGGAACACGACCGCGCCTGTTGTACGTAAGCTTCTTCGTTAAAGCGCCGCATCTCAAAACTGCGACCCGGCTCTTCGCTAACCCAATACAGACCAGCCAGCTCCCAAGGAATGTAAATCATATCTAACGACTGAGCCTTCGAGTTTAGTAATAGACCTACTAGTTCTGTGAGCCTAGGAAACAAGGCACAAGCATTGCGGTTACGCTGCAACAGGTAAAGCAAGCCATAGATCCCAGCTTCTGCAAAACCTGTATACTGAATTAAAGGTTTGAGATCGGACCTGGCCTTAAATTCCAGGATATCCTCTAGATAACTATGCATCTGGGCAGACACTGGAATATAATCTACGCTCTCCGGCTTCTTGGTAATTAATCTGATACAGGTATATTTGTCTTTCCAGAGATTATGAAAGGGATAGATCCAGCCACTGTAGGGGACTTTGCAGCTCTTAGCGAGTGCCTTGATCTTGGCTGATGATTTGTACGTGCGTTTGGTACTTTGACAATATCGTTCAATTAAATGGGGCTTACACTCCATTCTAGGGATTTATTATTTAGGTGGGCATTTTAGGGGTGGGAACTTGTTTCTCCCGAGCGGCCATAAAATCAGACAGCTGCGTTTCTGTAATGGAGGGAGGCTTCTCGGGAATATTAACCTTGGGAGTTTCTGGTATACTAAACAGATCACCGGGATCAGAAGGTCTAGGAGCTTGATGTTGTTGATGCTGCTGCTGGTGCTGTTGTTGTTCATTTTGCGCGCGCTGCATCAGATAGGTTTGTAAGAATACAATCGCATCGTTGCCACGGTATATAATCTTGAGGTTTTTGTCCGCCAAAATTGGAGTCCCATTCAGCCACATCGGTTTCTTCCGAAGCAACGTAACATCCTGAACCCAGATATTGTCGGTACTTACTGGAAAAGAGTGTAACAGCTGAATAATAATGTTTGTGCCTTTGCAACGATCTGGGCGAACATACAGCACAAAATCAATCTTTGGCGGCTTTACTGAGGCTTGTGGATCTTGAGGTTGCGGCTCTATTTGTTGTGCAGCCTGAGCTTGCCGGATGCGCATTTGATCCTCGAGGGTAGCCATCGGTTTGTTTGTTTCCTGACAAGGTAAAAAACCCTACACAGCTATTTAAAACGAACGGCATCCCTCGATGATTCCAGCACCCTTGGAGAACTGTTTTGTAATTTCCATCCGTCAAAAGCGTTTGGAAGATTTTTTCCAACAAGATCTGGGGCCACTCCGGGAACATTTTTCGGTAGTTACTGGGGTAAATGGAAGCCAGTTGGATCGTAACGCCCTGGCTGCTGTCTATAAACCTATAAATCAATGGAATGTTTTGACTCGAGGCGAAATCGGGTGCTTTCTAAGCCACTTGGGTATCTGGAAGCAGATGTGTGAATTGAAGCTACCTTATGCCTTTATTGTAGAAGATGATTGTCAAGTTCCACCCTTGGCTGATCTGCAACGTGCTCTGCAAGAAGTTAACAGTGTGGATCCTACCTGGAAGGTATTTTTATTGGGCCGAAACCCCAGGTTTAAACAAGATGCCAAAAGAGTCACAGCTCATTTGAGCATACCTCGCAGGTCCTGGGGACTCTTTTGTTACTTTATTACGCTGGAGGGTGCAAGGCACTTGGTGGCCAAGGGTCATCCCATCCGCGCTGCTGTAGATGTGTTTGTATCTTCTTGTAAAATGCGCGGTAAGTATGCTTTAATACGGGATCTAGCCCATGTGCGTTCTGTAAAATCTGATACTGTAAATATTCGTTAAGTGAAAAAAAAACAATGGATGCCCCACTGGTGAAACTCTTGCAAGTGAAAAATGAACAAATCTTAAGCACCATAGAGGGTTTACCAACAAAACATAAACGTAAAATGTTTGCCTTATTGAGGCAACACTATCCGTTTGAAGACTTTAACTATCTTTATTCAAACTTTGGTGTAACCTTGGGTGAATTTTGTGTAGCCCACGTAATCCACAATGATCAGAAGCGTAAATCCCGACAAACTAAACAAACACCCGATTCGTAGCATCATCCATCGAAGCTTGAACGGCCTCGATAGGATGCATACCAGGAACTTCTGTCACCCCTTGAACCGGACTTCCTGGATTGTCGGGGACTTGTGGTGAAGCCGTTGGAACTTGAATTGGGCTTCCTGGGACTTGAGGAACTTGAACCGGGCTTCCTGGGACCTGGGGTGGGACTTGAACCGGGCTTCCTGGGACTTGGGACGGGACTTGAACCGGGCTTCCTGGGACCTGGGGTGGGACTTGAACCGGGCTTCCTGGGACCTGGGGTGGGACTTGAACCGGGCTTCCTGCAACTGGGGGAACTTGGACGGGGTTTTCAGGTGCTGGGAGAGGTTCTCCAGGTACAGGGCTCTGTTGTGGACTACCAGGTTGCTGTGGTGGCTCCTGCGACTGCTGTTGTATATTCCACTGAGCTAAAGTTTGCTCTGTTAATTTAGGCTTAAGTTGTGGGATGGTTACATATTCCACAAATTCGGTAAAAGTTGCACGCAGCACAATGGAGCAAAGAAAAAGTAACCGATCAATATCGTAGCATGTACATAACAAAGGATTGCGGAACGTGGGATCCTGAGAACATTTACAATAAAAGTGAAACACAAAGTCATCAAAGGCTGGGATGGTATACTGATCACTAGTGGCCAACAAACGTGTTTTTAAGATTTCTTTGATAAACTGACAGTAGGTATACTTGTAATAGTAATTAATGTAAGGATACTTGTTTACTAACACGTCAATCTCTTCCATGCGTTTGGGTGGATCCCAGTTGGCGATGGTACCAACACATTTATGGTACAGGTCTTCAAATCGTGGGTGTTGAGTCTCGTACTTGTGCTGGACTCGATTATAAATATCCCTAACCAACTGCATAACCTCCATGGTTAGCATTTGTAGGAATTGAAACGGGATCTCTTCATGGAAAACCCCCGCAAATACAAACTTATTCATGGCTTTTTCTCTGTTTTTTTTTATTTTTTGTCTTAACATTTCTTTTTACCAATAACTAACGGAAGAAAGTAAACGAGGGCCGCGCCAACTAGACTACATATAAAGATCAACATGTAATTAATCTGTGGTAATTCTAGACCATCTTTACTTTTCTTAAATATGAACTTGGGTTGAAGGACCAAGAAGAGTATGAAGAACAGGATAAAGGAGATCAAGGCCAACCCTAAACGAGACAAGCAAAACGATTTCAACTTATTAGTAACACTAGTATTAACCTGTTTCTCTGAGGCTGGAGCTTCATCGATCAGATTTTGCACAGCGTCACGAGGAACAGGGGCTAAACGTTCAGATGTGGCACTCATTGTTGGAAAGGTGGTTTAACATTACTCATCATAAAATTTAATCTCGATCTTGTTCCCGTTCGTACGCAGTGCTTTATGGATCATGGCATGAATCATGCTTAACATGGGCCCCAAAGCTCGGGTAACCCAGACTTCACATCGTTCTACGCACTCACCTGGTGCGTTACTGAGCCTACCTAAGAACTCTGGAAAATACTGAAAGTAATAAAGAGCCTGCGCGTCTCGAGTGTCAATGATAATGACAAATTGCTGTTTGAGCGTGGGAATATAATCAATAAGTTTGTACAAATCTTGAGTATTCTTGGAGTCTGGCACAACGTCAGTTAATTGGATGCAAAGGTAATTATGTCCGTCCGTGCCCGGGTAAACTTTACTGCGCGCGAGAACACCTTGATTCATCTTTTTTTTATTTACACCTACATTTCCGACACCTTTGAGCAAAAAAAACGCATAATTTAAAGATTAAGGAAATAGGTCAAAATCACTCCCAGGCCCAAATAGGTCAAAATCACTCCCAGGCCCAAATGGGTCAGGAACAAACCGAAATAATGGGTCGTCGTCGTCAGAAAACAGGTCAGCGAGGTCGTCGTCGTCAGCAAAGGTAATCCCAGGGTCAGCTGAGTGCTTAGATAAAGCTTGAGTAAACAAGCCTAATCCATCTTCCAATGCGGAGTCCCAAGATGTTATGGACATGCGGAAGTCCCACCTATCTAGCAGTTTAATCAATCTCTCCATGTATGCTTCAATACTCGGTACATCGCGCACGGTGCCATTCGTCGTGTCAAAGTATAGCTTATCTGTTTCAACCTTAACTAGATCTTTGGTGGTTTGGTCAATTACCTCTAGGGTCTTATATGCATACAAAATCCAGATACCCCACTTTGTAAATATAATGCTAGCATTTATAGGTCTTTTCAACACCTTTAACACATCTTGTTCACTAGGATACCCTTTTTCGCCTTCAGGATGTGTGTGATAAATCACGTAAGAGTACCTAGACTGTTCACATTCGTGATGGGTTGCATGCTGTGTTAAATCGATTAATTGCAGCTTTCCTGCCAAGTTATACTCCACAGATCCACAGGCTTCATTAGGTTCCTTTAACCATCCTTGGGCAAGCCTTATCTGATCCGGCTCAAGAATGGTTATTGGCAATACTGGAAGGGGCAGGTCCGGGACTTTGGGAAGCCTTATCTGATCCGGCTCAAGAATGGTTATTGGCAATACTGGAAGGGGCAGGTCCGGGACTTTGGGTTGCTGCTTCTTTTCTGACGGTTGCTTTTGCTTCTGCTTCTGCTTTTGCTTTTGCTTCTGCTTCCGCGATATCCTTCGTTTTTGTGGGCTCCTAGTTGTAGCCAATGAACCATAAAATTTTTGTACCTTAGTTAAAAGCCCATCGCTAACCGTAATGTATGGTACAGTGTCAGGGGTCCGTCTTGTACCCAGGAGAATCAATTGATCCAAATCGTTTAGTGCTTGATCCATATGTTTTATCTTTTGACCGAGGTTTTTTTAACAGGAACTATACATACTCAACAATTCTTATGAAACAATGTTTTTTATTTTTTTTTCATCTTTCTCTTTTTTCATACTCCTGTGGTTTGTCGCCGTTTCTTCGGGGGTGGGCAACAAGCATAGGACCATAGGATTGCAATAAAGCAGAACACGCCAATACAGATTAAAACTTCAAAGATAATGGCATCACCAGTACTGACAGACGGCGAATAACAGTAGATTGCTTCCGTTAATGGGCAGACCACATAAGAATCAGTCGGATTGAAGCAAGATTGAGTACAGTCCAGACTTGAATCAAACCCTATATACCGGGAACAGTTGGCCAAGCGACACGCTTCTTGGAGTGTGGTCGTTACGTTGCACCCAGGGCTCCAGTTACACGGCATTTGGAAATTGTAAATTTGAAGGCAATAAATGTAGAATAATACCAGCTAATAAACAGAAACCTATCCCTTGCGCCCAGACAAGGAGCGTGGTCCAACATGAAATGTCTGGGTTTACTAACAGTGCCGTACTTACCACCAAACCAAAACCCACCAGCCCTGCTAGCAGAGCATACGTAACCATCACCGTCCATTTTGTACGTACGGCAACGGCCAAAGCTGCCGCAAGCAAGGACAACGCAACACCAAACAAGATCCACGGTACAGTGGCGCGGTACCGAAGCCACCAAAACCAAATCAACAATTGCGATCCAACCAGCACCAATGATGCAATAAACCACCTCAAAAGTCCAAGGGCACTAGATGTACTATCTCCCATAAAGTTTAGAGTTATTCTCATAGTTTATTCCAAAGTCGCAGAAAATGTCAAGCTAATAGAATCCATGGTAAGATTTCCATCTTGGTTCCGAAAGTAATCAATGTGTCTCTGCACAGGGCACCTCTGTGATTCATCTGCCATTAGTTAAAAGTGGAAAAACTATAATATGTATGCTTCCTGGAGTCTCCGTGATCACCCGAACTTTCATGTGTCTGCCTTTAGTGCCGCACAGAACGAGTGGAATTGGGGCTTTTACCCATTGGATCAGCCCTTCACGATCACCACAACTTCGACGCCAGAATTATTCCCCATGCAAATCAATTCTCAACAAGCACTCATTGTCCGTATCCAAGAAGCAAACCTGTTGTCCGAGTATCGCACACACCTTGTTGAAAAGTGCCAACTGACGACTATTGATCATAATTGTTACGTCCCTCATGTTACTTTGGATTACAATTATACTGGTGACGTTGCTCCAGTTTACATTGAACCAATGCACTTTACAGTTACGGGTTTAGTGATTGAACCTCTTACCATAAAAACGCCATGATAATATTGCACAAGTCCGGCACCCGGATATTATCAGCCAATTGCATGCGGGTACCCTCAAAGTGCTTCTTGATGATCCATGGTCCAGTTCTATACATCATCGCAGCAGGAAAGTTCAGATTCCACGGAGGCTCGGGGTACTTATTAAAAAAGGCTTCTAACTCCAACAAGTGGTCCAAGTAATTGTTTTTGAGGTTGCTTGGATTTGAGGATTGAGTTACTGTTAGGTGCTGGCCTGTATCCACTAGGTCCATACGTCGGTTATTTTCACGATTATATAGCTGTACGTGGTTGTGAGGCGTGCCATGACTATAGTGAAGGATCATAATTAATTTTTACACTCATTTGATTTTTTTTTATTAAGTGTTAATCATTCGAACTTCTTGGGTTTTTTAAAAAATATGTGCAATGTAGAAAATGTTACCTATTTTAGTGCTAGATTATGATGATACAATAAGTCCACCAAGTCACCATGCAGCTGCAACTCGTTTGGTTCAGCAGTACCCACATGTGGCTTTAGTAACAGCAGGTAGCTACATTCCACGTTCCCAAATTTGGTTACCACGTGGCTTTAGGCAACGGGTACCGTTAGAATTGTGGTTTAATCGAATGCGCATGAGAGCTATGTTTGGGTCAGCGGATGTTTCCACACTCAAAGTAAAAGCTCTACAATGGATTGCCAGATTTATGAGAGTGCCACATCATTTAATTCATTTTTATGATGATGATCCAAATAATGTTATGCATGCCAAATTGCATGGTTTCCGGACCCGCCTAGTTTCCACTGCCGCAGACTTAACCCCCATGTACGTTCAGAATGATAGTGTGTGCACTTGTTCCTTACATTAAAAGATGAATCCACGCCCTGACTTTTATCGCAAGTATTCCAGTTTTGAAATCTTGGACTTAAACTTAGATCATATACACACCAAGCTTCAAGACTCCTTTTTTGCGCCCGATATTAAGGCCGAACGTCAGGGTAACTTTACCTATGCTATCTTGGCTGAACACAAAACTCGCGGTTTTGTATTTGTTTATTTGAATATCTATGATAGTCCCAAGATAATGTTGGAGTGGTGTCGTTTGCGTGGTTGTAGTTTAGCCTCTGTCGATTTTTACCATCAACTCCGTCACGTGTTTGGCTTAACCGGACGTGGTCTTCGGCCTGCACCATCTTTGCCGGTACCAATTGCACCTGCACTCTCTTTGCCGGTATCAAGCAATCCTGCTTATCAACACTTTTATCAAAAATTAAGAGATGACCCCAGGTACCTACCCGACACTCTAAAAGCCTTATGTCAACACCCTGAACAATCTACGCTGGACTTGCCTGCGCTGGTTGACCGCACTTTAACAACATCTACAGATCTCATAGCTCATATCTGGGCAGTCAGATTAGCTAGGCGGATCAACTACTCCGTGGACCATACAATTCAGCTTGATGTTGGTGATATTTTTGTGATTTTGGCCAACCGCTTCTTACACGAAGGGTAAAGGCACTACCGTAACCCCTCCGCTCGGAACCAAGGCCGTGGCATTATAATTTACCACACCACCCAAGTTTAGGTTTTGAACCCCACCTACATCTGATGTAAAGGCTCCAGCAGCTTGACGAATAAAGCCATTAACTAAAGTCACATCTTCTCCACCAGCTACAGTAAAATTTACAGCGGGAGCTGTGCTTGATGTTAGACGCAAGTCCTGACCTCTGAATCCGCACGTAGTGGAATTTTGGAAAATTGAACCCTGAAGGCTACAGTTAACGATCAGATTCCCATCTGGTGTGACTAAAGTACTGTTATTCCAAAACTCTCCGAATAAATTTGAATCCGCGGTGGCGATTAAGGCGGAATTTAAATTAGCATTTAGTAAGCGACCCCCACCCAAATTTTCTTACGCGGCCATTGTCTACGCGGGCCACACCATTAGTAGGACAATTTAATTCTAAGGTAGCCTGGGTAATGTTGGTGTTGCTGTTACGCAATTCAACCCCAAGAGTAACAAACGCGGGTACAGTCACGCCACCTACGGCTTGGGTGTCCGTATTAACAATTACTGCACTTTGAGCTCCACCATCCACGGTTAAATATCGCAGGTAAAGGGGAAAATTAACAGTCACAGTTCCTTGAATCAAGGTTTCTGCCAATCGACTCTCGTTGGTATTGCTGTGACCACTTATAACAATTTGTGTGGGACCACTGATTAAGAGGTTTTCAGGATACGTACCGGGTGCCACCATAATACAAACTTTATTAAGGTTCGAAGTTTCGGCAGCATCAATGGCGGCTTGAATAGTGGAAAATGGTGGATTACAGATGTTTGTAGCTCCAACAGGGCCCTGGGTTGGCAAAGGGGAACGATTATCCACATAGTAACAGGCACCATATATTAAGCAAGGGTCGAGTCAGACATTTTGAACAAAAATGTTCTCAGTATTAATTACATTTGTATTGGCATTTTCGGCTTGTAGGTCCTCGGTACATACTCGGTTGGCGCAAATCTTGGGAGTCAACACTGGTCGGCAATCTTTGTACTGAGTATCCATGATGTGGGGGATTTACTTTGAGACCAATATTTTGTTGTCTCCATTCCCTAGTACGTTTCTTTTCTTGTGGCAGCTTCGGACTTGGAAAGGGAGTTGCCGGTAAGTTTAAGGTTTTGGGTGAAGGTAAAACTTCTGGCAGCAGTGAAGTCGGGAATTGAAGAATGCCGGAGGAGTGCGCCATGTGTTCTATACAGTAATAAAGGTTTTTTACGTGTCCCCACAATACAGGTACGCGCGCACCAAACAAAAACAAATTAATAATGCCAAAGCGACGACAAGTGGAAACAGTGTTAAACACACGCAACAAACGCCGACAATGGTTGTGTCAATTCACGGGAGAGCCTAAACCGCGATGGGTTTCTCAGCGTACAGCGCGCAAGTATCAGACTCCAGAAACCAGCTTTGTATTAAGCTCTACGGGTCCCCGACTACGATTTCCCAAAGACGACCCTCGTGTCCTGCAATTCAATGGCAACCGAGAATTTCGCATGGTAACGTTCAAGGGCTTCCCCGGACGCGAAGCTATTCCATGTGCACTTATTCGGGATGTGTTACCGGAGGCCGCGGAAGATCCGGAGGTTCTCCGCTGCAGTTCTCTTTTACCGCTCCAAAATGACCACCTTGACTCTGACTCGCATCCACGGGCAACGTGCTTTGAATGCTCCGATCCACGTAATGTTCAAACTGTCCCAATAAAGGGTTGATGGTATCACCCAAGCGATCATAATGTTTTAGTACAAACTCTGCGCGAAAAAAGAATCTTGGTCGCGGCTTTAATGTAGGATTGTGTCCGGCTTCATGGATTTGTAAGCCTGAAATCATGCATAACTCTTGGATAGGTCCCGCGAACTGTGAAGTAATCATTTCAGTAAAAGACCCCGGCCCTTCAAACCAGTTGATATTATAATTGGGTGGGGGATTATAAGCTTCATCTGTAAACCATGTGGGCATATCCGATGTATAAAGAAAGCTGTGATCATTAGGCAACTTGGTTACGTAACGTTGGCCTTGAAATCCATCCACATGAAGTCCACCATTACGTTGTTTCTCTCCCGGTGGTACGATTCTAGTATCCACAGTTATGTAACACCAGTACCGATCATACAATTGAGGTAAATACTTGCGCTTTAAGGCTAGTTCGATGGCCAAGACATCCTTCACAAGATCTTTAATAGGATGTAGGCACCGAGGTAACATAACTGGAGACCCTGGGTATTTGATCGGCATATTAAGAACACCGGCTGTGCAGATGTTTTGTGAGCTAGTAGGGATAACTTGACTAGGCTTAAAATCCCAATCTGTAGATACGACTTGTTGGGGTGGTCCCAAGGTAACAGGGCGACGCCCAGGAATCTTAAAGTCTTCAGGGTCCCAAACCCTACTAATGTCGCGCAAGTATAATTGAAAGGTTGGGTCAGTATTACAGGGTAAACGCGCGATCCAGTATTTTACCCTGGCTTCTAGAGCTTCAGGTTGCAATGATGTATCTACGGGACCCAACGATGGAAGAAACGTATTGCCTGGAATCATGATAATGTTTCAAAGCAGAAACACTTTATAAAGGCCGAGGTTTATATTTACTCGAGTCCTTATACACGAAAAAAATTACCAGACGTATCACGCATCGCAAACGAGGCGGCTTCCTTAGGTGTGGCCCGGCGTAATTCTGATTTGGGAATCCCGTGAGGGATGGCCCGGTGTTTCATCGGTACATACTCGACTTCTGGCGTTGGACATTCCAAGTGAGTGTGCTCTTTAGAGCCACAATTGGGACACTCGTACCAGTCGGGTATTTGTCGATGGTACACCGAAGGGTGATGTCTGGGTCTTTTACGGCGAGACTTTGTGGCATCCATTACGGCTGGTGGAATGTAGTCATGTAAATAGCTGGGAGTTGGAAACCTTCGTAAAACCAGCAAATGGTTAGGGTTTAAGACAGCATCCTCGGCCAGTAGGTCGGCGGGTTTTTCTCTGGTGCCGGGCGGACAACTGGAGGCAACAAAATAAGAGGACGCACGCCTCTGTTTATGCATGTGGTGTCTCGTTTCAAGGTAATATCGCACCACAGGCCATGACGTTGAATCTACATCAATGCTTCGAACTTCATCATTGTTCCCCCAGCAAAAACTGAAAATATAATAAAAAGTAGGCATTTCGTTTGTAAATAGATGGATATATCCAGTATATTTAGTTGGGCTAGCCCAAACTATTTACCTTTACTATAAGGACCCGCAACCTTTGTCACAATTTGATTTGAAATGTCTGTCGAGCGCCAAGCTAAACGAACCAAAATGGAGGAAGATGCCATGCAAGCTGATGAAACACGGCACATCTTTGTGTGTGGACACAATACTGACGCCTTGCAAGCTTATGTGAGTGAACTAATTTCCGAAGTGAAGAATTACCAAGTTCACGCTTCAAATCCACGCTTTAATAAGTTCAGAGTTGATCAGAAGAATTGGAACTCCTACAACCTGCGAAACTTTGGACCTCTTCGATTGACTCTACAGGATCTATTACTGGACCTTCCTGGTGTGCGCGAAGCGTGGATTGAGCGTTTTGGCAACAAGTTCATGATCCCTGAGATTAATACGTTCGCGCTTGGTAAGAACAAGAAGTTATCGCCACTTATCGCCGAGTTGAAGCGCCGAGATTTGGATCAAGTTGCTGCTGAGTTACAAAGCTTTCAGGACTTTATTGAATGGGTCAAGGGTCACCAAGACGAGATTAAGTCCCAGGCGGATTGGATTCGAATTTTGACGACGCGTGGTGGCATTCGCCATGATTGGCAAAACTTCTTGTTGTTTGACAACGTCCTCAAAGTCTTTGGTCTGACGGATCAAAAGGTGATTGATGACATCCGCACGACGGTGACGCCTGGCGACGATGAGAAGCGCAATTTGGAAAAGTACTCCATAGCATGGATCTCCAAGCTCTTGGATCTCTGGACGCTTCCTTGTAGCATGGCTGATGTTGGCAATCTATTCGCTGCCATGTTAGGTCTGTCTGCACCACTGCATGAAAAAAAGTACCCTGACGTGCCTGACATTCTGCCGTTGTATGAACGTGTACGTGAGCTCTGGATTCACAGCCCCGATGATCTGATATCTATGGACGATATGCTAACTGACATTGAATTTGATGATGACTGGTCTGAAGTGGTCAATCAAGCCTTGCGCGTGTGGCAAGGGCGTGAACCATGTCGAATGCACTTCCAGCTGCCGACTGATGGAATCCCAGGCCCCAAGTCCAAAATGGATGCCAATTATGAACATGTTGATTATTCCGCAGTGGCGAAGCTGCATTCGCAACGTGGCACTGTCTTTCGTGATTATGAGAGCCACAACGGCAAAGCAATTCTCAACAAACACCGGGACCTCGTGGTTACCCGCAAGCGCCAGCTTGAAGCCTAAGAGCCTGACCGAGGAGGCTGCATCTGCTTATATCTTGAATAAATTACGTGTTGTTTAACTTTTACCTGGCTTGTAGATAGGAGGAGAGAGAGAGAGAGAGAGTGAATGCGTTAAGACACGATAAGAGCTACTTTTTTGATTTAAAGCTTAGTAAAAAAACAGATGAAGCCTAAGTTTAGTATTGTAACCTTAACCCGCAATGAATCGCAGAGGATTCTTAAAATTGCAGCCACCTTGGAAGAGTTCTTAAAGTCGGGGGGTGATTGGGTTGTAGCCGATTCAGCCTCCACAGATGGTACAACTGAGATGGCTGAGATGTTAGGGGCCACGGTCTGTCAGTTAGGGGAAACGTACCGTAAGGTGATCACTCCAGAGATGGCTCTCGAGATCACTACTCAACTGGATATCCCGCACGAAGAGCGTCAAATCTACTTTCATTTTTCCGGGGCCCGCAATGCAGCGGCACGTAAAGCCCTCCACGATCACATTTTAGTACTAGATGCAGGGGACCTGGTAGAAGCCATGAACATTGCCAAGATTAATCAGACTCTGTCGGATGGTGGTCTTTTCCCGATTGTACATTACTTGGGTTACGGCAACAAGCACAGCAGTGTTCGATTTTATGACCGTCGACGTTGGCACTACATGAACCGGGCCCATGAATACTTAGCCCTAAAACCTGATCGCAAGCAGGGTCCCCGAGTCTCGATCGCTGAAGAAGATCTGAAAGTCGTGTACATCCGACAACAAACTAAACCCCGAACTTACTTGGCGCCCATGTACTTTGATCTCAAAGAAAACCCACAATCTCACCGTTGTCATTTCTACTTGGCTCGTCGTCTATACTACAATAAGTGCTGGGCTGCAGCCATCAAAGTGTTTGAGAAGGGTCTAAGCACTACCCAGGGTTGGTATCCAGAAATGAGTCAAGCCGCAGTGTACTGTGGCATGTGCTACGTCCACCTAAAAAAATTAGAAGATGCGAAATCTTGCTATATTAAGGCTGTAGAATATGATGCTAGTCGTAGAGAACCTTGGTTGCGCTTAGGATATATTGCCCAGGCTAAGGGTCAATGGGCTTTATTAAGAGGGTATATGGCAGCGATGCTAGTAACACCACAGAACATTTCACTCTATGAGAACGGTGCTAACTATGGGATCTTACCTCACAACTTGATGTATGTAGCCTGTGTGAAGCTTGGAGATTACAAGGGAGGCTACGACCACTGGAAGCTTTGTCTCCGGGCACAACCAGGTAATTCGGTTTATCAAGCAGACGCCAAATATTTTACGGCTCAATTGCAAGAAGACGCCGATGCACCCACACCACCTACCACCACCGAAAAGACAAAAGAAGACACCAAACAAGGGCCCCGAAAAAAGAAGAAGAAGAGGCGAAGACGTCGGGGAAGAAAACGCTAGAGTCATGTACATTGGAGTGGACTTAGAGACCACCGGCTTCTCTTACCGCAAGAATCATATTATTGAAATTGGCGCTGCGGCGGATGATGGTTCTGAATTCTCGGTCCTGGTGCAATGTCCACACAAGTTGTCTAACAAGATTGTGAACTTAACACATATCACCGATCAGATGTTAGCCCAGCAAGGCTTTACACCTCTGGTAGCGGCCCTGCGCTTTTTACAATGGCTCAGGACGCGGGAAGCAGATCACATTATTCTGGTTGGACATAACTTTCACAAGTTTGATCTCGCCTTTATTTGGCATATGTTGATTCGCTTGGGCATCTCGGAAATGTTACAGTTTCAAGGCGCTATCGACACTTTGGTGGTACTGAAACGCGACAAGGGGCTCAAGAAACGAAAGTTGGGTATTGTATACCGTCTGGCTTTGGGGCGTGATTTCCCTAATGCCCATCGGGCCTCGGCGGATGCGAAGGCGACCTTAGAACTGTACAATTCGTCCTGGTTTCAACATCGTTTCAACCGTCAGCAAGATATTCTTAGTTGTTCAGCTACATTGCAAGACTACTGGTCTCGGACCATGCGCTTATCCGGCTCACGAGAAGAAGTGGTATCTCTTGGACCTTACCAACAATGTGTTATATGTCAAGCCATTGTGTCACCTTATTTTAAACATTTACATGAATAAAAAAAAATGGCTACAAGTACTTTACTAATTGTTCTTTATGTAACTTTGGGTCTCGCGGCAGCAACGGGGGTGGCGGCCTTAGTTGTATACTTTACCACCAAACCTGACCCCGACCCTGACCCCGACCCTGACCCAGAATGTCCACCCGACACGTACGGTCCGGATTGTTTACCCTGTGCGACAGATCCTTGCACAGAAGATGCCAGTTGTTGTCAAGAAGGGATTCTGTGTTCCGATGAAGGAACCTGTGTAGCTTGTTTGAGTGAGACTAATTCCGGGTGTTCCGATCTGCGCCCATGTTGCCCCGGTCTAAAATGTTTTGATGGTACCTGCCTTGAGTGTTTAGATGAAGGTGGTTCCGGGTGCCAGCATCCTGATGATTGTTGTAATGACTTGATCTGCTCGGCAGCCGGAACATGCGTTAATGGTTTACCGGAGGGTGATCCTTGTAATCAGGAAAATTGTGCTAAAGGTTTGCGCTGTTTAGATGGGGTCTGTACACCTTGTGCGTTTATGTCAGGAAGTCCCTGTAGCATCCCCCAAGATTGTTGTCCAGATATGACCTGTCATGTTGGACAATGTTGGGTTCCCCTGGGTAGTCGGTGTTCAGAGCAGCAAGGCTGTATGGAACCATCGACTTGTGGTCCCGATAATATCTGTTGTTATGAGGCAGGTCTACCCTGTGAAGAAAGTAAGGAGTGTTGTGGTAACTTAGCATGTGAAGGTAACAAATGTTGCAATACTCTGGACGGACCCTGCACCAGAGACACAGATTGTTGTGACGGTGGGTCTTGCCACGGAGACCTGCAAGTCTGTAAGGAACCACTCAAGTACGGTTCCCAAGTTTACTTAACCTCTGAAGATGATTCGGAAATTATGTATGTCTCCAGCAATGGCACATTGACTTGGGTTCCGTCAGACTCGGGGTTGTCAACGCCCATAAGCCTATTATACTCTTTAAACGAAGACGAAACCGGAGTGGTCATGATAGATGGGAAAGCCCATAATATTGACGTGCGCTTGTTCGTTAACATAAATAGTGGATATCGGTACTACATCAGATACAATGTAGCCACAGGTGAAGTATATCGATCTGCCATAGGTGCGGATTCTGAACGGCGCTGGCAAATAGAACCTAAGGCAGGTCAATACATCTTTGATGGGAGCCTGGTAGCCATTTATAATTCCGCTAGTAACGTTTATCTGGATCCCAGTGTTGATCCTTTCTATGTAAGCCCTGAACCGCGGTACTTTCGACTCCAAGTAACTTAAATCAGGCCCCATTAAGTAAACAAGCATGTGGCAATACGTTAGCAGTATTTTTCACCGGCCCTCTGAGCCACACCCAAAAACTAGATCTGCCGCCGAGTTCTTGGGACAAGTAAAACGTCCGCGGCCCAAGAGCCCTCCAAAAAAGAACAAACGTAGGAAAGCTTACATCAACAAGCGATTAAAAAAGAGTGTCTGGGTTCAGTACATGGGTCGTAATTTTGAAGGGCCCTGTTATGCGTGCAATCGCAAGATTATTGATGTCTTTGATTGTCATTATGGCCATGTCATTGCCGAACACAAAGGAGGGGCGCTCAATGTACAAAACTTACGTCCTATATGCGCGCTGTGTAACCAAGCTTCCAGTGTACGCCACATGCGAGAGTTTGCCATGAGTAATGGTTTTTATGATGCGGCCATTGTCCAAGAAGCACAGTATCAATCTTATGCCTCTAAGCGCCCACGCCTTTGTAGTTCATCGTCAAAAATATCTTGAACCACACCAGTTACAGCCGATAGGGCACCCTCTCCTAGTTTCCCCACCTTGTGGCCCATTTTACGTAACCGTTGGGTAATCATAGAAATTCCAGTTATTAAGCCAATTGTTAAGCCTAACAAGCACAACAAAATCAACAACAAGAGAACTTCTGTAGTGTTCATGGTTTATTTACACAAACAAAGAAAAAGTGAAAAGGAGTGTCGCTTATATCTTCGGGATTGGTTATTTGCATTTATTTGGCGACGTTACGGATTCCCACGCGCGCGATTGTGAAACTTAAAGAACAGCGTTGATGTCGTAGACTTGTGTACGTGGCAAGGCTATGCGTGGCGCCTCAGACTCAAAACCACGCAAGACTTTCTCGTGATATTCTTCAATTAAAGCCTTCAAGGCCATAAAATCCATTTTGCAATTGCGTGTAATCTCCTGCGCGGAACTAAGACTCTCAATAGTGTCTAGCTTACTAAGAGCGGTATTGATGTGAAGCAAGGCCATGAGGATGTTGGTGTCTTGCTTGGCCGCAGTGTGTAAATTCTGAACATTCTTCATGATTCGGTCGTAATTATGAAAGTCCATCTTGTTCTGCATGTTGCGGCTAGGTATAACTCGCGAAAGCACGATAAGAACACTCAAGACCACCATAATAATTAAAGCAAATTTAGAATCTGGCTCCATCCTTTTTTTTCCTTTGAGTATTTTTTTTATTTATTTTTTTGGAACGTTTCACCAATATTCACCTGTGCAAACGCAGTCTCTCTGACCGGTCACTGTAGAACGCCCACAGTAAAGGTTAAAAGGGTCACAATCGTAATCAGCCGAAATAAATTGTGGTCGGTACGCTGGATAAGCTAAAGTTGGAGACACATAACTGTAGCCATACAAAGGACTCATATAGCCACCATATCGTCCGTACCCGTAACCCCCGAACCCACCCCAACCCAGGAGCCGGCCCGGATAACTTCGGCGATGATACCCTCTATGATAGCCTCCATGTCTTCGATGGCCTCGGTGATGACCCCGGTGGCCACCATGTCCCCCTCTCTTATGTCCGCCTTTCTTGACCATTGTTTGTTGTTTTTATATACAAACTTTTTTTTTGGCCATCAATACTGTTGCAGGTTGCGGTAAGCCATATAATGTAAAGGATGTTGTGGGTAATTGCCAATAAAATTAAGATATGATGGTCGTCCAGTCCAGTACCGCATACCCAGAGGATCATTAAGATTGGGCGTTGGTAAAATTGGAACTTCGTAAGAAGTATCCTGCGGCACTACGTAAGCTAACGGTACGCTAACCCCATACTTTCGTGGTGGACAAGCATAGTATGGAGGGTTACAAGCAGTGTTTCCTAACGGAGCTGTGGTTCTACGTCGATGTGGCATATTGCTTTTCGGTTTTTGTCTTTTTTGTCAAGGTTTTTATTTTTTTCCACTTTTTTGCGGCTTCTGCGTTTACATTTCAACTTTATACTTTTTCCACAACCAACAACCAAAAAAACCAAGGATGCCCAGCAGCACAGCCAAGAAGTCTTCTGATTCCTCGATCTTGTTATCTAAGAAGATTGATGCTTTGACCAAGGCTCAAGAGAACTTTGGGAAAGCCGTGGAAGGTTGTCAAAGTTTGATTACCGAAACCCTCACCGATATTGAATTGCAAATCAACAGCAAGAAGAGGGAGAGGGATGCCATCGAGACAGAGTTTGAACAGAAAAAGAAAGATCTCAAGATTTCCATGGATCAAGAACTCAAGGCCCATGGATATGAACAAGCACGTAAAATATTATTGGAGCGCAAGGAGGAACCCGTCACTACTGTGGAGCTCCAAGATCTGCGCTCTCAATTAACGACCCTGAAGACTGAACATCAACAAGCACTTCAAAAGCTGACCTCGGAACTCAACAAGCAGCATCAAATGAAGCTTCACCAAACTCAACAAACCCAAGAGCTAAAGCACAAGGCGGCCGTGGCAGAGCTTAAGGCCCAGCTGGATCAAAAGGCTGGCGAAATTCGCGTCCTCGAGCGCACTATCTCTGACCTGAAGGCGGATCTGGCGGAGCAACGTGCCTTAACCAAGAGCGTCGCCGAGGCCGCATCCGCGCGTCCTATGTCTTTTACGGTTCCCGGTAGATCGTAAATTAAATTTCATGGTCTGTGTGATGAGAGTTGTCAGTCAGTTTTTGATTAATTTCCGCCAGCGAGGACACGCATAAAGAACAATAAGTTTTAAGGTCCAGATGGTCATCATCCGACCCAGACACGATCTCTCTAGGGCCGCCAATATCTTGGGACCCTCTATTCGACATGCTTGATATTGTATAACACGACGTAACTGAGGCACACTTAACATCTCCAAGGCCCACTTCGGTAATTGTTGGTATCTTGTGAAATCCAACTTTTTGATCAATTTACTTAAGCCGGGCATCCCATAGAAACCCCGAGGGAAAGGTTGTGTTGCAGTGTATGGAAATAATTCACGAAAAACCCTCCATTCCTGTGTGCTAGCTTTTTTAGTTGCTGTAACCCATCGGAGTAGTTTCAAATACAAAGCTCGCCGTAGCTCTTTGTTAAACTTGGGCCACTTGGGTGGTGGCACATATAATATAACCTTGAGAGTTTCCGTTAATTTTTCATCCTCGGTGTCACAATATAGATGCTGTAGCTCTAAGAGCTTTAGGGCTACTTCGATTCTGGGTTTACGTTTCCACAAATCCTGAATCAGTGACCGTACATTCACGCCGCGCTGGACATAGTACAATATAAAATCTTCGAGCTTAGCCGCTGTTTGGATTTTTGTTTGTTCTGAACGGGCTCTCACCATGAGGTTACCCAACTTCTTTAAATTTTTAGTTTCCCTTGTCCTATTATTCGGAGCCCAAGTATGATGTTCAATAGTCGCTCTGTCTCGTAACGGAAACTGATCTATGTAAGGCAGTAACATCTGATAATTACTTAAAGTAAAATCTTCCTCTGAGCTTGACTTATTGTCCCACCACACAAACTTGTGTCTTCTAGCATAAAATATATGGTTCCACCTACCTTGACCCCAAATATGTACTTTATAATGCCAGACATTATCATTATCATACTTAAAGGCCTCCACCATCCTTGAAACCTTTGTTTTACAACGCCTATATTTCAACCCGCTGGAATTCCAACAGGTTGGATTTGTACCCTTACTATTATACCATAAATTCCCGCCACTTTTCAAATTTGACAATGTTGACAACCTCCGGAGCCGCAAACAACCAAGCCTTTGGTCAATTCCTGACTCGCGTCTTCAATGGACACGAGATTAAGCAACGCGCAACAGATGGATTTATTCACGCTACATATCTTTCAAAAGTTAACCCCCGAAAGAGAGTCCGTGATTATTTCCAAAATAAATCAACACGCGCTTACATTCGAGCATTGTGTAACCACTTGCACGTGACTGAAGATGAGGTAAATTTTTCATTTTTCTGTACAGAATTCTCGCGTGTGTAATATCCAATGATATAAATTTTATTTTCAACATGCGAGAATTCTCGCATGTGTAATATCTAATAATACAAACGTTATTTCTCACATGCGAGAATTCTCGCATGTTATTATTTGCTGTTAGGTCAAAGAGATTGGTGATGTCACCAGAAAACCAACTTGGATTCACCCCAGATTATGTTTACATTTTGCTACCTGGGCCAGTCCTGAGCTTGCGGTGATAATCCTTGATTGGGTTTACCGATACATTGTTGGTGACCCGACCCTGATTCAAGATGTCGTCCAGCGCGTGGATGAAGTCCATGATACCAAGTCCATGTTGACGCATACCATGGTACCTCGTGACGAGCATGATGCGGAACTGGCCCAGGCCCATGCAGCTGCGGCTCAATTCCAGGCGGAGACCACAACCCTACAAGCTCGTCTCAAAGATGCGGAGGAGACGCAGAAGCAGGCTCGCGCCCAGATCGCTGACGGTGAGGCAACAATTGAGCGCTTGACCAAAGAGTTGGAGTCCAAGCAAGCCGACTATGCCGATATGATGAGGGCTTCTGTGCACTACGACAACAAGAAAAAGCTGGAGATTAAGAAGTTACACCAGCAACTATCCAATGCCGAAGATATCCATGCGCGCAATCAGGCAATCTTGGAAGCCAAGGAAGCCGCGGCGCAGGATATGCGTGCCAAGCTTGACATCCTGGGAGTTACGCCAGACATGGATGTCAAGTTGCTCCAACAACGGCAGAACAAGCGTAAAAGGTACGCCCTAAGCTTGGCTAATGCTTACGACGCAGCACTTGATCTGGAGGCTGACATTATGCAACAAGATGACAGCAGCTCTATGCCTACTCGATACTTGGCTCTCCGCAACGCCAATGCTGCCAGCAATGGTGGGGATAACAAGCTCATCAAACAGTTAAACAAGGATACTTTTTACGCTATGGGTGAAAACCTGTCTCAATATGTCCGGATTCATGGTATGTCTCGGCGTCAATTACTGCGTGTCATTGGTCGCATTATCGATGATGAACCCGAAGACATTCCAGGATGCACAATCAAGAACAACATTGGTATCTTTGGTTTGATCTGTGGCAACGTCAAGCGCGTTTTGGGTTTGCCCTATGCCACCCACGCCTCTTTGGGCCACGTTTATCAGTATTGTGCTGACTACAACCACTGGGTTAAACGTCGTGAATTACCCGAGCGTTATCGCCTTATTCAACAATTTGACCTCGCTCGCAAGTTGGGTATCAACGGTTCTGAGATTCCACGCTTGCCGCGATTTGCGCGCTCTGACATTCGTCAATACTTCCAGATACCTTAATTAAAAATTTTCAATTATCCGTCCACTGAGTGAAAAAAAATATTCTCTAGATTAAAAGATAAAAAATACACACTACTATGAGTTGTTCGTACTATGGATTGCCTCAGGCTTATGCTCAGTACCCTCAAGCCAATCAAATGTTTTATCAACCACCTCCATGTGATCCTTACAACAACCTGACTAACCAGTCAGTCCAACAGTCCATGCAATTGAATTTAAATAGTTTAATGCCCCAATCTTGGAATAACCAAGCCGTGGCGCAGGCAGCTTCGAGTTGTCCAGGTAATAAGAATGATTGGGCTCGTTACTCCGTGACGCCCGAAGGTGCTGCCAGGTACGTCATGAGCTCTGGCGGCATGAATTATGGCATCATCAGTCGATCATCCAATGCCCGTTTAGTTGGTATGCCCAACCTCTTGCGCTCTACTCCCAACACTGCTCTCCAGATGGGTCAACAACCTTGGTTTAATCGCAGTTCTCTCAGCGAACCTTTGGTTACTCCCGGTATGCAACCTTGGATTGGATGTGGCTAATAAGAATAATACTGTAGCACAATACCAGCCGGATCATAGGTTAACAGCGGTATTAAAATTTCATGATCCAAGTAATAATAATTCAACATCACTGGTAACCTGACGTTTTTGGTAGTTCCCAGATGACCGCCGCGGCGAATTTTGTGCGTGTATACGAAACCCTTATCATCTTTCTTGAGCACCAATTCCACTTTCCATCGCTTGGCTACATGCAACAGGATTCGAATATCTGGTAGTCTGTAGAAATCCACCAAGCGTACAATGTAATGATCCGTTGTATGCAACAAGATATTTAGATCCAGTTCTTGCACTGGAGTCCTGCGCACAAATTGAGTTAGCCGTGTGTTACCACCTGCTAAGTTATCTTGAATAAACTTACGTTCCAAATCACTTCCACTCAGTACCCGAGCCATACGCTGGGCCAACGTGACATCACTTAGTAAATGCAACAAAAAACGTTTACTCAGTTTTTTTCGTCGTAGACCAAACTTTCGACGCACTCGTTTGACCTTCTTAACCCTTCCTCGACCTCGGAGGCGTTTTAAGGGCATAACACAATAAAGGTTTTGGGGTTTAGTACTAAAGGTTAAATTTCCACTTTTTTTTTCGCTAGGACAGATGTCAAGGTCTCGCTCGATGTCACCTGTACAAGCAGAAGATGAGGAGGATGAAGACCAGCGAATTCGGTCGAGATCTCCGTCGCCAGATATTCAACGCACTCTGGATGACTTGGTCCACACCAATAACTGCCTGGTTCGTTCTAACGCGAAACTGGTTGAAACTAACCAAATGTTGGTGGAACGATTACTGGCTACCAAGCAGAATTTTCCAGAGCCTGTGGTTACGTATGCTTCACCAAGTCTGAGCTCACGCCCTTCCAAGAAGAGGAAAAAGAAGCGATCTTCTTCCGGGTTTGATATTGGACCTGATGATCGCGAAGATGTCTTGCGTATTATGCAAATGTTGTTTTGGTTTGATACAAAGCAAGCCATCCTACCCATGTGGCCTGTCAATGGCCAAAGGGTGGCGGTCTTCCCACACATTCTCTCAATGTTTCATCGCCACGTCTACGAGGAATCTCTGCAGATTAAACATATTCAGCAGATGCTCAAGGCTTACTTTGACGCCAAACGGTGCTTCGCAGACGAGAAAACGTTGGAACCCCATCTACCTGTCGTGGGACGGGGTGTGATGCTGTTCTTGCCGGCCAAGATGTTGATTAAAATGTCCAAGTTTTACGCCCAACATCCAACTGATGTAACCTGCGCGCAAAAAGAACCACTGGAAGCCCACCAAGCCTTAGTCAAACGTATTCAAGCCGATACAAAAGCTGCAGCAGAGAAGGCGGCGAAGGATGACAGCAACCGCGTCAGAGTCGTCAAGATCTACACTGGAACCACGGATGCAAAGAAGATTAGCTTGGCCGCTCCTGTGACTACAGAACAATTGGCGGGTGCTTGGGAAGATTTTGATGCTATTGTGGAATTGCGCAAAGATAGCACCGCCCTCGATCATCAACATCACGTAGCCTGGGATGTGGCTAAACATTGCTTCTGTGACCAAAAGACCGCCTTATAAACTCTTCTTTCTTCCGAACCAAATAAAATAAAAAAATTATAACATTTCCACATTTTCTCTTACTTTCTTTTTTTTTACCATGAGTCTTACGGAGGCTCTTGATCGTTCAATCCATGATCCTAACTTTTGGAATGATCAAGGTGGTCAACGCTATACGCCATTGGCCAAGATTAAAAATGTACAGTTAACGCTATTAAGCGCAGAACAGATTCGCAAAATGAGTGTTTGTCGTGTTACTAAGACGACTCTTTATGAGAAGTCCTTGCCGCGGGCAGGAAGTATTAATGATATCAGGATGGGTACTACGGATCGTAAGCTCATGTGTGGAACTTGTTACAACAACATGATTAATTGTAACGGGCATCCAGGACATATGGAACTTGCGGCTCCGGTCTACCATGTAGGCTACATCTCCTACCTGCTGAAACTCTTGCGCTGCCTCTGCCCTCATTGTTATAGGTGCATTGAAGAATCACCACAAACTGAGGCTATCTACAAACGCTTTGCAGAGGACCCCAAGCAACGCTTTCTAGCCATTACTTCACACTTAAAGAATAAGAAACAATGCCAACACCGTGATTGCAAGAAGTACTTACCCAAGTACTCTCAGAGTTCTTTGGTCCTGAAGCGAGAGTGGATAGGTAAGAGCAAACAATACCTACCCCAACCTGTCCTAACGCCACAGTTAGTCCTGGATCAATTAGATCTCGTGGATGATGACGTCTATGAAAAACTGGGGATCCATGGACATCCACGTAACTTTATTATTACTACTTTGTTGGTCCCTCCACCCATTATGAGGCCCAGCATCATGTTCTCGGAAAGTTCCAGGACGCGCGGCCAAGATGATCTTACGCTCAAGTTGCAGGAAATCTTAAAACTCTCTAATAAGCTGGATGACAACTCGGCCGACAAGTCCCTTTTGGAAAAGTTGCAGTGGGAAGTCGCTACTTACATGAACCATGATGGGAACGGGATCAAGGCGCCTACCAAAAAGCACTCGGGGTTGCCAGAAAAATGCATCATGCAACGCTTCAAAGGCAAAGGTGGTCGTGTCAGGGGTAACCTCATGGGCAAAAGAGTTAACTTCTCTTCCAGAACCGTCATCTCGCCAGGGTGTCACATTGACGTGGATGAGATCGGCGTCCCACTCTTCGTGGCCATGAAATTAACCGTAACCGAAGTGGTTCAAGGCCATAACCTCACCCGGCTAACCCGGCGTGTGGAAACAGGTCATGATGATATCATGGGCGCCAAGAGTATTACAGATAACAAAGGGGTAACCACCAGACTGGAGTTTTGCAAAAAATGGCCGCAAGTTAGGTTACAGATTGGGTGGAAGGTTGAAAGGTACCTACAGGAAGGTGATTATGTCCTGTTTAACCGCCAACCCAGCCTGCGCAAAAAGTCCCTGATGGCTCACCGCGTCAAGATTTGGTCGGGTCGCACCTTCCTGCTCAACCTAGCATGTACCGGCACCTATAATGGTAAGTTTTTTTCGAACGCTGTTGTTTTTTTTAATTATTGTTGTTTTTAGGTGACTTTGACGGGGATAAACTCATCTTGTCCTCAACAGTCGACCGCCTACATGTGTTACTGAACATACCATGTAGGGTAAAACGGTGTAAGTTCAGTCCGAGATATAATCGGCTAGTCGGCTTTGCCGGCGAGGTACCTCAATTGCGGGAACGCCCTGAGAGTCTTTGAGTACCGCCAATCCTCTGGAAACGGAGGTGCGGCACCGTGCGTAACGGCGCGGGTATGGTAAAAACCTCAAAGAATTGGGTAATCCGCAGCCAAGTTCCTCGATTGACAAGTTGTGAGTGTCTTTCAGGATAATGGTTCAGAGACTAAGGTCGGTTGAGAAGGTGATGAAGTTTCCTCATTTGCCAGCTTGTCCAATGTAGCGTTTGTTGTTCACAGTATTCGTCAACATGTAGATTTCACCCCATGTGCATGGTTCTGTTGGCATGTTTGCTTTATACACACAAAAATTGCTGGCAAAAAATGGAAACTTCACCAATTCTTCGATGATACCTGATCTGAAATACGGGTACCGGCCTGAGGGGTGCTCACAACACCCTGATGAGTGGCTCAAGGTATAGTCCATTTCTTGGCAAACGCCTTAGAAACATAAGGAGATGAATATACACGCGCTTCAAAGCCTCGATGGACGTACCGAAGCCGCAGAGCTGATGTCTGTTAAGGAACAAATCCTCAACGCGCAGAACAACAAGCCCGTGCTCGGTAAATCTCTGCTTTACCTGTAATAATCGTCATAGCCATGTATTGCATCCATACAATCATCACATAGCCAACCTGAGCATTCATCACACATCATACCCCGACAACAATCACATCGCGTACTTGTACCATCATGTTCACAAAGAGGACACAGCTCCGGTGATGTCCAATGTAAGATTTGTGAGCATGTATTACAATAATACTCGGTTTGGACACAATCAGAACACCAAATTTCATCTACATGTTCTTGGCATATAAAGACTTTATTAAGCTGACATGTGCGATAACATCCACTACATGTTAATCCATACGCTAAACATATAGATACTAACTCTGGAAGTAGAGACATTCGATTTTTTTTTTTGGTGTATAGGTATTGTTCAAGATGCTTTACTGGGCGCATTTTTGATCACATCGCCCAACGTGTTTGTGGATAGAGAAGAATTGATGAACTTGGTGATGGTCCTAAGATACCCGTTGTTCAATATCACAGAATTGCCACAGCCAGCAATCTTAAAACCGCGGCCACGGTGGGCAGGCAAGCAAGTCTTCTCTCTCCTGTTGCCACCCATTACGTATCGTCGTGGGGAAGTTCGTATCGTTAAAGGTGAATTACTCGAAGGTCGCATGACCAAAACCATCCTAGGATCTTCTTCTGGTGGTCTGATCCATGTTCTCTGCAAGTTGTACGGAAACCAAATTGCGCTAAACTTTATGAGTGACTGCCAGTTACTGATGAACCTATGGATGGAAGGGGTTGGATTCAGTATTGGAATGGATGATTACATGCTGGACCAAGATACCAGTGCCCGGATTCAACTGGCCATCGATCAAACCGTGGATCACGCTAACCGTGTAAATCACTTGGGTAAGAAGCTGGGTATCAAACATGCGAAAAGAGAGAGGCATGTCTCCGGTATCCTTAGCAAGCTCTTGGATACGACCGGTGGCATGGCTCAGAGTACCCTCAGCGCGGAGACGAACTCGCTGGTCGCGATTATTGCCGCTGGTTCTAAGGGCAACAAGATTAACATTGCCCAGATCATGACGTGTGTGGGCCAACAATCCGTTGAAGGACACCGAGTCTTTGACGTAACTAATCCAGAAGCTCGGAACCTGGCGGCGTTTGGACCAGATGAAGATTCTGTGCACAGCCGCGGGTTTATCTCTCATTCTTACGTGCAAGGTCTTAGTCCGACCGAGATGTTCTTCCACACCATGGCTGGGCGTGAAGGGATCGTGGATACTTCGGTTAAAACTGCGGACACAGGGTACATTCAGCGCAAGATTACCAAGGCTCTGGAGACCTTCAACATCGCTTATGATGGAACGGTCCGAGATGCTTCACAGAACGTCGTGGACTTTGTTTATGGGGGTGATAATTGTGACGCACAATATTTAGAAAAGGTGCGCCTGGAATGTCTTAACATGTCTCTGGACGCTCTGGAAGCTCAGCTAGAGCCTGAAGAATACAAAATGATGGTGCGCTTAAGACGACAGTGCTTGGAAACAAAACTTAGCATCTTTGTACGCACCTTGAATGATGTAGCTTACTTACCCGTCAACGTACCGCTCTTGCTACAGCAATGTTCAGCGGGCACCTGTCCGCTCAACAAGGAAGAGTTGTGGGAGGAGGTTACAGGGGTCCTTCACTGGCTCGAAGAGATGCAAGGTGTTCAAACTCTGTACTTGCGAACCAGCATCCTATACCATCTAAGATATTCTGCAGTCAAGGATACCGATCTGAATCGAGATTTTTTCAAAGATCTGAGACGCCGCTATCATCAAGCCCTTATACAGCCCGGAGAATCCGTGGGAGTCCTCGCTGCGGAATCTGTGGGCCATCCTTGCACGCAGCTAACTCTGAACACCTTCCACTCGGTCCGTTCCTTTTTTTTTGTTTTGTTGTTGTTTTGCTCTTTTTTACCGGTGTTTGTGTGTTTTTAGTGTGGGATTGCAGAAAAGAATGTTACGCTGGGTGTTCCACGTATCAAGGAACTGATTGATGCTAGCAAGAATATCCGAGGCCCATGTACTACTATTCGGCTCAAACGAGTGGTACGTGGTAATCGTAACTTTGTCAAGGTCCTGAAAGAGCGCCTAGTGGAATGTAAGCTAGTGGATGTTATCGAAAGCAGTGATGTAGTGCCTGCCAATGGACTAGAGGACGAATTTCTTCAATCTTTCCCCTGCACTCTACCAGAAGCTTCTTCCTGGGTTATTCGCGCAGTTCTTGACAAATCGGCATTGTTGAAGCGCGAAATGACTATTGAGAATGTTAGGGATATCATTCAGGATTATTTGGATACCCTACAGTGCGCCACTGAACTCAGGGTGGCCGAAGTTAACATGCCTGAGTGGTGCTTGCGAATTCGGATGGGTGGCCTGCAAGACATGAAGTCTAACCTGGAGGCCAAGATCCAGAATGGTAAAAACTTTATCTCCGAGTTTGAAAAGACCATGGCACACTTGTTCTTGGAACATTTAAGTGAGACCATAAACTTATCGGGGATCAAGGGCCTCTCAGGTTCGGTGTTTGACAAAGAAATCCGGCAAGAGTGGAATGCAGAAACCGAGACTATGGAAGAAGTACAAGAGTATATTATCTATGCCAGTGGACTTAATCTGCGGGATGTTTGGGCCAATCCGATGGTGGATTGGAAAACTACACATTCCAATGACTTGTACGAGATCTACAATACGTTGGGCATCGAGGCTGCCAGCATGTTATTGTTCCATGAAATCCGGACGGTTCTATCGTTCGATGGTGGTTACGTAAATGATCGACATATCATGACTATCGTGGAAGCCATGACCAATCAAGGTTTCTTGAATGGTCTTAACCGTCACGGCATGGCCAAGATGAAGATTGGGCCGTTGAACAAGTGCACATTTGAGAGGACCACCGATATTATTTTGGAGGGAGCTATGTTTGGGGAACATAACCCACTGAATAGTGTCTCTGACAATATTATGTTGGGACAACGCATTCCTGTAGGCACGGGTAAACCTCATATTCTTCTGGATCCCCAGGCTATACCCAAACCACGGCAAGCCAAACCCCGGATTAGCCTGACACGAACTTATTTTTGTCGAGATTGGGAAGAAGGTCCTATTAGACGCAGGAAAAGGTTGCGACCACCGAGCCCAAAGACCCCACCACGTAAACGTGCCAAACTCAATCCAACCTTGAACAGTCCAACATTTCAATGGGGCAGCAACAGCCCAACCTACCAGCCTACGAGTCCAGCCTACCAGCCAACCAGTCCAGCCTACCAGCCTACGAGCCCAACCTACAATCCTGCTAGTCCAAGTTACTGCCCGACAAGTCCAACTTATAACCCCGCAAGCCCGACCTACCAGCCTACGAGCCCAACCTACAATCCTGCGAGTCCAAGTTACTGCCCGACGAGTCCAACTTATAACCCCACAAGCCCGACCTACAATCCTACGAGTCCAATTTATAACCCCACAAGCCCAACCTACAATCCTGCGAGTCCAACTTATAACCCCACAAGCCCGACCTACCAGCCTACGAGTCCAATTTATAACCCCACAAGCCCGACCTACAATCCTGCGAGTCCAACTTATAACCCCACAAGCCCGACCTACAATCCTGCGAGCCCAAGTTACTGCCCGACAAGTCCCACTTATAAGGAAGAATATGATCCTACCAATCCATCCTATCAAGCCGAAGAGTATGATCCTGCCAATCCGTCGTACCAAAATGAAGAGTATGATCCGGAATATCCAACCTATGAACCGTTACCCAAGGCTGTGATGGACTCCCGTTTCTACACGTTGATGGACCTAGGAGATGATGATGTGGGACCCGCGTTTGAACAGAAACATGAGGCTCCAACGTTTACTGGACCATTTTTTGATTCGCTTACGTCGTTGACGTCCGCTTTCTCGGAACCTTATTCTCGTATCAATGAATTTGCGTTTCGGAATGATATTGGGCTGTCATCAGAGCGTTACCGCCCTTCCAGCCCTCAACTCCAAAACTTGGGGCTCGGTTATGTCCCTTCAAGCCCGAGATTGTCCATTACTAAAAAGAAAACATGAGCTTGAAGAAGTTTTTGACCTTGTCAGGCGGTGGTATCAATGGTATTCTACAGCTGGGTGCCCTAAAGTACTTACAAATGTATTCTCAGTTACTGGGTCGACCCTTTAGGTTTGAAGGCGTAGCTGGTACATCCATTGGCTCCTTAATTGCTTTATTACTAGCGTGTGGCTATACGGTGGATGAAATGTTACGCATTTTTATGCAACACTACAAATTTATTTCTACCATTAATATGTCTGTGCAAGTCTTTTCTAGCAAGCATGCACTTCAAGAAGCTCGGGATCTGGAGATTATTGTGGAAGGTTTAATCGCGCAAAAGTTTCAATGTTTGGATTTGACGTTTGCCGAACTGTACGCTCGGACTGGAACAGACTTGGTGGTATGTGCCGTCAATCTAAATACGTGCCAAACTCGGTTATTTAGTCATGCTCGGACGCCGCATACCTCGGTGCTCCAAGCTACAATGGCATCCATGGCCATACCATTTGTTTTTCCGGCGGTGGAGATTGACGGTCACATGTATGTGGATGGAGGTTGTATGATGAATTATCCCTGGCCAGCCTTCCCAGTAAAGGATACCCTAGGCCTGTGTATCCTGCAGAAACGACAGCAAGCACAGCATATGGACCTCAAACACTTGATGAAACAAACTCTTCAGGCAGTGTTCTTTGCCCAGGATGAAGTATTGCTGCAGCGTGACGATCTCAATTTGATAATCTTGCCTGCTACGTGCCCAGTCATCCCTTTAAATCCGGAAGAGTATGATGTGGCCGTTAATGCGTGTATCGGTGGTCTCTGTGCTAGTCGTCAATGGCACTTTGATCCCCTGATTTTTGCGTGGTTCGTGTTTTACTTGGCTAACTTGAACGTGGAAAAAACCGCAACTAACGCCGCAAGACATCATAAGCACTCTCCCAGCGTCGGACATTCACGTCACTCGCCTTGATCTGATCTGCCAGCGTGGCAATGTTCTTCATGTAAGCTCGATTAAACAATAAATTCAAGACAAACAACACTAACATAAAAATAAATAATACAACCACACCCACAAAAATCATAATGAGCCACTTTTCAGTAGATTTACTCTGGTCATTGTTTAGTGCTTCCATGGTGTTCATTTTTTTTTGTAAGTAAGCCTCTGAGTCGGCCACAATCTCTTGTACAGCACCAATAATTTGAGCGCTGGCACTGGGTTTCTTGGGTGCGGAAGCAGAAGCAGGGGGATGTTGCGGTTGATGGGATACTTGCATATCCCGCTGTTGTTGCATCTGCTGTACCGGATCCGAAATAGGGAATTGATAATCACCCGCACTTAACGTTTGCCATGCTTCTTGAATGTTTGTAGACATGGGTTTTTTTTACTTAATGTAACACTTTTTTTTAGGATCCACTGCCTGAACCTCGGGCAAACAGGTTCAAGAGGGAGTTCAGGTTAAAGCCACCCTTGGGTTTAGCTTGTTGGAAGGAGAACCTTTGAGCGCCACCTGGGGGTGGAGCAATATCATCGGCAGCAGGGTTGGATGAAGGTCGTGGCGCCCCACCCAGGTACTTGCATTGCACGTGGTACATTACCATGGAACCTATTAACAACCATCCAAACTCCATGAGGGGGTCCATCTTACTACGCCTAAAGTAGCGGCGGTATAAGGCTAAGATACAACGATCAAACTTCTTCATATCTGCCGTAATAAACTCTGCCCAACCATCTAACTCTAGGACCGGACCAAAACGACGGTTAGCATACTCTATACCAACAAAAATCATCTTAAGTACATCCTTGATAAATACAATCTGTTCTTGTTCGATCTGAAACTCTTCCCGCCGTTTTAACTCATATTTAAGTTCAAACAAAGGCATTTGCATGGTCCATTGACCCTTAGATTCTTCGGGAAATAATTTTAGCAACTGAAACAGGATTTCTTGCTTTTCTCGACGAATACGAGGGTCTTTATTCTCAGCCTCGACATCTACGTCAGCAAAATCTTCCTGATTATACTGGGTGTCACCAAAGGTATCCTGCCACCTGCGTGGGCTATCCGCGTTAGCTTCGGAAGAAGGTGACTCTGGGGATTTGCTATCCGGTTCTTTAGCTGCCGGAGAACTCATGGGGCTGGCATCTAAAGAACCCATGGGTGAGCTGGGTCCGGGATCATCTCCCAAGGGAGAACCACTGGGGCCCAGCTCAGCCCCGATAAGCTTTTCTAATTCTCGCAAGCTAGACTCTCCATCTTCGCGTCGAGATAAACTATTAAAAAGTTTGACATCTGTCGCTGAAATCCTCGACTCTGTATCGAAGGGCATGTTCTTTTTTCAAGTTGACACGATTAAAACTAAGGGGAAGGTAAACACACATGAGTTTAGTCGTCGATGTGGTGTACACTTGGGTGACCGACACTTTAGCGCACCGTCAAAAACGCAGAACGTACCTGGGAACTAAGAAGGCTCCCAAGGACAATGGAATCAATCGTTACAGTGACCATTCGGAACTAAAGTATAGTATCCGGTCCATCTACAAGTTTGCACCGTGGGTCCACGCGATTTACATTGTCTGTGATGATGATCAACGTCCAGCCTGGTTACACCGGCGGAGTGAAGAGTGTAATATACCTATCTACGTCATTAAGCACAGTACTATCATACCTATAGATCACTTACCTACGTTCAACTCTCAGGCCATAGAGGCCCACTTGCATCGGATTCCTGGCTTAAGCGAACATTTTATTTACTTTAATGATGACATGTTCTTGGGGAATGCCTGTACCACGGATGATTTCTTCACATCTGAAGGACGCCCACGTTATTACTTACATGGATCCACAGCCTCCAGGATTGTACCCAACATGAGCAAACATGCTTATGCTTGGTTTAATAATAACCGGCTCTTGGATCACTTGTTTGGTAAGCGTGCCAAGCGTCCCTATCCCACACATCAAGCTGTTGCGATGCTGAAGAGTAGTTTTGAGGCCGTCTGGAATCATGACGTGATAAGACCGCACCTAGAGAGAACATCCAGTTCTAGATTTAGAGAAACCCACAACGTGTATCTGATTGGGTTCCTGGTTTATTGGAATATTCAACACCGTCTAGCTGGCCAGGGTCGCCACCGAGGTATGTATCTCAACTATAGTGATGCCTTAAACTACCATTACGCCCTCTTGCGTATCGAACTTAGCAAGCCAGTTCTGTTTTGTATCAATGACAACCTTTGCCTGCGACGTAAGATTGGAGAAATGCACTTGGCTCGGTTCTTTCGTCGTTTCTTTAACTGGACAACGATTGCAGAGCTTTAGGGTAGAGGGGGGAAGGTTATACAAGCTTGACGTGTACTCCATGAATGTACAGATCATTAGGTTGGTTCCACTTGCGGCTGAGAACATCGTAACCAGGCGGTGGTAAAGTAAACTGGGCTTGTCGGACTTGGGCTTCTGTAATCTTATACACTTGACGGGCTTCAAACGCAGCAGGCCCTTTGAACACGGTTTGAGCAAAGGCTTGTAGTACATCCTGGGGCACCAGATCCAAGTAAGGCTCCAGTTGACTAATAGGAATATAACCTTGACCACACACTTTTTGAATAGCCTGCCGTAACTTGCGATGGTGAGGGCCCACCATCAACGGTGATTGACAATAAAGTGCATGTAAGATTGCATAATTTACTCGAAGACACAAGTCAGGGATGTCCAAGTATCGCCGCGCCAAGATTTCATACAACCAGTCTCGGTAAATAAGGTAATACTGAGAGATGACGTAACGTGGTGAATACTGCTTATTTAATTTTTTTTCGAGTCTGGATGCACGCTCCCATGGTAAACTCATGTTTTATCCTTTTAGGACTTTTTTTTACGTGAACGTCGCGTGGTAGCCACTCTTCGACGCGTGGGTCTCTTAACCGCAACCTCTGTAACCTCTGTAACCTCTGTAACATCCGGATCTGTCGAAACAAGTTCATTCTCTGATGGTGGCTCTACATGCTCGGCGGGCTCCGCAGGCTCCGCAGGCTCCGTGGGCTCCGCGGGTTCCACAGGCTCCGTAGGCTTCGCGGGTTCCACAGGGTCCGTGGGTTCCGCAAGCTTCGCGGGTTCCACAGGCTCCGTGGGTTCGACAGCCTTCTCTGGTGGCCTGTGAATAGGTCGATTTACACGCAATGGTGGACGCGCGTCAGGAATTTCTTCTACAATGGTGGCGGAAGAATTGTGATGTCTCTGGGGCAGAGGCAACATGGGGATAATGATATGTTGGGGATTTAAGGGCAAGCGTGTCATTCGAGGTTCTGGTGGTCTGACAGGTAACTGGCGTTCTAACTTTTGTAAGAACGTAATACACTTGGTCCCTTGGTATAAATAATTGCGTTGTCTGTCCAAGAGGCTTGGGTAGCCATTAAGCCAGCCAGGCACAGGATCTAGCTTGCGCACATCCAGGATGTAAATAGGTTCCTTAATGTTGGCACAAATCTTCATCGCTGCCAAGCACGCACGGTTAGTGGGTTCTACATACAAGAGAAACCTAAAACTCATAGATTCCCGTCTCTTCATTTTTTTACTCTGTTTTGTGGGAATATAATATTCATTTCCAAAACGAACACGCAGTTTACGCGCGTTTACTTTCCACTTTTCAAAACTCTTCTAGACAAAAAGCAAAAAGAGATGTCTGCTGTCCACTGGTCCCGCTTCGATTTCAAGACTATGATGCACTTCCCCAAGGTCATCAAGACCAAGAAAACTGGTTCTCCCATGGTTAATATTCAATCCAGCCCAACCAATGAAGCCGCACCCAAAATTCAACTGAATTTACCAGCACCACAAGAACCGTGCGTTAAGTTTCCTTTTGGCATCAGCGTCTTTGGTGACGATAAGACGGTTCCCAAGAGAAGTCTGAACGTGCAATTTGCCTCCGATGCGGACGGGGTCAAGGATTTTTGGCGCCGCTTCAATGAGTTCATGATCGATGTGGCTTACGAGAATCGCGAGGATTGGTTTCCCGACCTCGATGATCCCAGTCGCGAGTTTTTGTCGCAGATTTATTACCCTCTGTATGGCGTAGCCAAGAAACACAAGGATAAGTACGAACCTAGCCTACGCAGCAAATGTGTAGTGTACGAGAACAACCCGCGCAAGTCCGTTCAAGTGTTTCGCATGAACCCGGAAACCAAGGTCCTAACGGCAGCCCATCCCGATGAAGTGAAGCCCCAGACAGGTGGTATGGCCAACGTAAGCCCGAAGCAAGTGTGGCTGAAACCAACTCAGTGGGGTGTAACCGCATATATTACCGAGGCTGTACTTTATCCCGTCGATGAACCTGTCGAGGTTACCGAAGCCTTTTCGTGGGGTTCGGAAGCCGCACCCACTGTCAGCGACACCAAGAAGCGTCCCAGGGATAGTTCTACATCTTCATCGTCGTCATTGTCTGAAAAGCAGCCAGATAGCCCTTCGTTTCACCAGCCTTCTATCCTGCTCCAAGGCGCGGCTAAACGAGCCCGTGCAGAATCTGATTAAAACTATTCACCTAATCCACTTTGCTGATCTTCCACAAATATAAGTCACTATCATCATTTTTTAAAACCAGATTTAGTCCGGATAAATCTGTACGACTCGTGTCTTCATAAGAGCACCCATTGCTGTTCTGTAACCTTTCTACATTAATACCAATATTACTACCAATAAAAGGTTTCATTAACCCCCATTGACACCAGCGAACCCCCTCTACCAAACCACTATCAAAACTACGGGGAAAGGTGTAGAGTCGAGAATCACTGACCGCTGCGGGTGCCTGGGCTCTAATCTCAACCACGTCATTGTTCGACAGGGTAAAGCCTGTACGAGTTCGATGTAAAGTAAATAATTGGTTTTCGTCTTCAGCATTCTCAAGGGTAACTTGGGCATAAGGTTGGTTATTGAAACTCCCACGCGCAGTTCCTGACACAATGGCTGTATGTGGATGGTAACGGTTCACAATCAACAGAGGTTGTAGAGGATTGACAATATCGCGCGACCAAGGATTTCTTGTGTCAACAAATCGCCAGTAACAACTGCTACCCTGTCGACATGCAGTATGTACTGTAAGTTGAACGCTGCTCTCCTCCACTTGAAGTAACCATCCTTTTAGATTTTCAATCGTCACCCAATCCCCATAACGAACAGAATTATCTTCACAACGATCAGTCTCCGGATTACAAGTCATCCAATCTCCACAACAGTCACCTGTATCTTGACAATAAGAACCTTCAATCTGACAACAGGCACCATCCCAGTAACCTCCGGGTGCACAACAATCGTTAGGGTCTTCTACCACTTTACCAGGGTCGTAACATGCACAAATATTCCCATCGCAGATCAAACCATCACTACATTGATCATCTTCACTATCACAAAAATCACCCAAATTCAATTGCCGCCGGCAAATACCCTCTTCTGCGGCATACCCAGGACAACAAGGTTCAACCTCACCTTTACGTCCACAGGGCTCACAAACTCCGCCAACACACTGATGTCCAATTTCACAATCGCCATGCCCTAGACAAGATCTCTTACATTCGCCCCCGAGACAAGGCCCACTACAGCATTCACCGTCATTTTCACATGAGTCACCAATAAAGGCACAGTCAGAACATTGCCCTTCAAAACAGTGCTTCTCACCACAACAGTCACTGTCCTGATAACATATACCTTCTGTACAACAACGACCATCTTGACATCTCAGGCCTGTACAGCATGATTCATCATCACTACAAATTGCACCTGTACCTTTACAATCAGTGACATCATCCTGGGCTTCAGGTTGGTTTGAGTAAAGGACTACTGCGGTCACTAAAGCTCCCAATCCTAGGATAGAACATAACACGATTATCAAAATGTTGACATTCATTATCTTTACCTTTAACATTTCCACTTTTTTTTAGGGTGGATATGAATCCTCTACAGTCTGCCGCAATACAAACAGCGATCAATGGAGAAAATTTATTTCTAACTGGGCCAGCTGGCGTTGGAAAGAGTTTCTGTCTCCGAGATCTCATACGTCGCCTGAAACACGAAGAGCACAAGAACGTGACCGTAACCGCCAGCACGGGAATTGCGGCAACGGCTATCGGTGGAAGTACCCCATATTCGGTCTTCCGCATCAACCCCTTCAAGATTCATGAAAAACCCAAGTACTCGAAGGACGCAGCCAAGGCTTGGAATGAAACCGATGTACTAATCCTGGAAGAGTGTTCTATGATTGTACCTGAACTCTTGGATTATTTAAATGGTCAAGCTCAGATTTGCCGCAAGTCCAAAGAGCCGATGGGTGGGGTGCAGGTCATCTTTTGTGGCGATTTTTTTCAACTACCGCCCATTAAGGATAAGAAGCGTCCAGACCCACGGGATTTTATCTTTGAGACCAAGGTTTGGCACGCCCTGGATGTTCAGTGTATCGAACTGGAGAAAGTATACCGACAGGATGATGCGGACTTTGTAGCTTTACTGCACCGTATCCGCCGCGGGGAAGTCACCATTTCTGACAACAAGTACTTGGCCAACGGTGCGAATGGAGGACATGAAAAGAATGAGCATGGCATTGAACCTACCGTTTTGTTTTGTCACCGCGCCAAGGTTGATGCTCAAAACTTACAGCGTTCCCGAGCTCTACCTGGCCGTGAACATACCTTTCGAGCGCAGGTGACTGCCAAGAAAGGTCGACTCACGGATAAATTGCGTGAAAAAGCCTTCAAGCGCCTGACCGTAGGCAAGACCTGCGTTCTAAAAGTGGGCTCTCAGGTGTCCATGGCTGTGAACCGTTGGATTAAGTACAAGGTGGCCAACGGTTCTCGTGGCGTGGTGATTGGATTTGACGAAAGAGATCATTATTTTCCTTGGGTTCAATTCAATCACGTCAAGATCAAAGTCCGTCCCTATCAGTGGAACATCCAATTTACCAAAAAATCCGCGGTCGTGGTTACGGCAATGCCACTCAAGCTAGCCTGGGCTTCCACTATTCATTCGTCACAGGGAGCTTCCATCGACTACCTGACTGTGGATGTGTCTGGAGCCTTTGCCCATGGTCAGATGTACGTAGCCTTGAGCCGGGCCACCAACAAGGAGCATTTGTTGGTGAAAGGCTACAACCCACGGAACATTAAGGTCAATCCCAAAGTGAAAGCATTCTACTTAAATGAAATGAAAAAAGTAGCCGTACCCCGGTTTTACACAGCGCCCGAAGACAAGGAAGAGGAATCCGAGGACGTCGAGGAGGAAGAGGAACCCGAGGACGTGGAGGAGAAGGAAGAGGAACCCGAGGACGTGGAGGAGGAGGAAGAGGAACCCGAGGACGTGGAGGAGGAGGAAGAGGAACCCGAGGACGTGGAGGAGGAGGAAGAGGAACCCGAAGAAGCCGAGATCCCCATACGCAAGCGATCCTCAACAGCCACCAGTTCCAGAAAACGAAAGCGACTGCGAAGAAAATTGGAAGACTCTGACAGTAGTGAAGGAGAGGAAGAACCTCCAGAAGAAACTATCTTTAATTGGGATGATCTTGATGACGATAACCTTTATGCTGATGAGGAACAACAACAAAGAGTACCGAATCCTTTTATTGATGGTGATGCAGTCGATGCTGGAGATACTTAATTACACCTCATTCTAAACGCTGTTGTCCCTGTTGTTTGTGTAACCGGATCATTATAAAGAGACTCTTGAATAGAACTGGCACTGCTAGGCACGTCACCACTGGGTGCAACCATGCCAGAAGTAGTAGGATTACTTTGCATGGCACCTATGATCATTTTAATAACGCGTTGGGTGTCACGAACTTGCCTCAATGAGTCTTCCAGTGAAGTTTCGGTTTGTTTAAGATGCATCAGCTGATGCTTCATGTTTGTGACCATAGGTTTCAATGCTTGTTCATAAAAACTTTGAATTACAGGCTTAGTTTGCTCTGGGGTCTTTTGGCTGGTAGTGGGGGCTTCTGATGTTGCTTCGGCCTCTGTAGTATTTTTCTGAGTGAGCTCAAAAATTTCGTAAGCTTTACTATTACGGAGGTTATCCTTGGCCGCGGGTGCAGAAGAAGGTAACGGTGGCCAGTTAGATTTTTTTGTTTCTTTAAGTTGCTTCTTTTTCTCAACCCTTTTCTCTACCTTAGTATCCATCTCTCTTTAAATGTTAAGCTTACACAAAACAATGTAATTATTAAATAAACGCAAGAGGTGTGTTAACATCCTTGAACGCGGAACATCAGGTAACCCATTGCAAAGAGGATAGCACCAGCTCCGTATCTTACCATTTGCTGAATATTTTCAATGGCCTGATTCTGCCGCTTGACGCGATGTTCCAGGCGGTGCAGTTGTCCGATGCGCATGCGATGCACACGGTGACGGTACCGTTGTTCATACTTGCGGCGGATTTGTCGATCCAAGTTCTGCATCTTCTTGCGCTTGCGAAGGTAGGCCTTCTGGTAAGTGCGAAAACGGTACCAAACGCACCGAGTAATATCATTCAAATCAGGACCTTTATAATCTTCGGACGTCACCTCATCCAACGCTTTCTGGTACCTCTCACAATCAAAGGCCCGATAAAAGTTCACCACGGCAGCCCTCAGCATAAGCTTGGCAGCCTTTTGACTGGAGGTAGTACAGTCTGGTAACTTGGGAACGGTGAGAGACAACAGGTCATCGTCGCAGACTCGGAGAAAATGCTTGGCATCAGCTCCAATCTCCAGACGCAATCCCGCCTTAAAGATATCTTTCTTGCGAGAGTTACCTTCAACGCCCAGCGAAGATACAGAGGCCATGGAAATATCAGAAGAAGGTGGGGTCAACATCTTTGAAAGTGGAAAATTTGTGAAAAAAGGTTCACCGGACTTTCGGACTTTCATAAAAATGCAGAATGTTCGCCGCACCCAAGAATGTCTAGACGTTTCCCGGAATTGGCACGCGTATTTCCGGTGGTTGGCAAACTTTTTTTCTACCTCTGGTGTACTTCCTGTAACTGTCTGGCGTTTGGTACATTCATATTCTCCACCATCCAGTATCTTTGATGAAAATACAAATCCTGCACATTACCAAGTATATGATGTCCTTTCCCCCAACAATCCGTGGCGCGTCCTGCCGGCTTGGGGTGAAGGCCAGATGTTCTTGACGCGCGAAACGTACTGGCGTTCCATGCAATTTACGCTGGTATCCGATTTTACCAAGTGCAAATTCCGAGATTGTAACATGTACGTGCGCGCTTGTTTCAAGCCTGTTACCTGTCCACTTTGCAAGTCACGACCCTTCAGAGTTTACAAGAAGTTTAAAGGGGTTTGAGCCACTCAATGTTCAAGGTCCGGCAAACTGTAATTATCACCAATCCTGGCACTTTACCTAATGTGACACCAAATGCGTACATTACATATCGATTGGAACATGTGAATAATCCTGAAGTCTTGTTAACAACTTAGGCAAAAAAGCAGTGATGCTCAAGCCAATTGAATCAAGGTGAGAGCTAGAGTACCGACAAAGGTGTAAGTTTGTGATGTGGTACTAACTTCATTAAAAAGAATATTGACAATATCGCCTGCGGTTAGGGCAAGGATGGCGGTACACCCCCCTTCGGCTGGGACGGCCCCACCACCAATCCAATTTTCCACGAGTGTTGTTCTAGAATTTGCATCCATTGCTCTAATGTTCAAATTGTGATTTATCAAGAATATTTTTTACTTTGCATAAAACGAAGAACAAGATATGGATGTGAAATTAATATGGCTTACCCCTGACGCTGAGCGTCAGATTGCATATATTACACGAGTTAGTAATTTTAAGCACCAGGGACGTAAGGCCTACAAAAAATTACTACGGTACTGTCTTCGAGAAGGACATTGGAGCCCCTTTGAAATGGCGTGTATGTGTCTAGAGATTCACACTACGAGAGCTATCAGTGCCCAGATTATGCGGCATCGATCCTTTCATTTTCAAGAGTTTAGTCAACGTTACGCTGCCGTGCCTTCATTAGTTACAGTTCCAGCACGGCGACAGGATACTAAGAACCGACAGAATAGTTTAGACGACTTGGACGCGGAAATTCAAGACTGGTGGACCACCCAATTAAGTGAACTAGGTGAACACACCGTCAAACTGTACCAGGAAGCCCTAGACCGAGGCATTGCCAAAGAGTGTGCCCGCTTTATTCTACCTTTACGTTCTTATACGAAGCTGTATATGCAAGGTACATTAAGAGATTGGATACACTACATTAACTTACGTTGTGGACATGGAACACAAAAAGAACATCAAGATATAGCAATGCGAGCCAAACAAATATTTATTGAACACTTTCCAACTATTGCGGAGGCTTGCGGTTGGCAGGACCAGTCGGTTGCATGCTTGGAGGTTGGGGCAAATCCCGAGGGTCAAAATCCGCAGCTGAACACCACTCCGACTCTTCATGTCCCACCCACTTCACCAGAACTCGGTGTGTGTGAGGATCATACGCCCGGATCTTCTCAGGTTGGAAGAACTCGTCAGCAGGCTTCGGCTTTTTCGCGTACTTCACCATTCCATAGTAGTCCAAATGTTTCAGGTCCAAAGGAACATGACGAGAATCATACGTCAAAATGCTAGTCACATAGAAGGAACGGGGACCATGTGTCTGTCGATAATTGATGTAAGACTTCAGAGAGGCTTCAGCCTTTTGATCGATGTCCAGCTGACGACAATACTTCAAATACCTCTGACGTTCATCCTTGGATTTAGTTGCCACCTGCTTCTTCTTGCGTTGTTTGGTCTTGACTTTTTTCTTCTTCTTGGGCTGCTTGGAGACAGAAGGCTTGTTACGCTTGCGCAATTGTCGTCCAGTAAAAGCTTGGTACTGTTCACGAAATAGCATTAACCAATCCGCATCATTTAGGTTGGCTTCCGTCACAACATGCTGTGTATCTCCCAAGTGAATCACCTGACCGACGTAAGGGGTTGAGGCCATTGCAATTTTTGAACTGTGCACAGTGGCCTCTGTGCCTTTAGCAGCATAAGTTGGCATTTTTGGGTATAATTTTATATGCTCACCCCAGGTGGACATATAGTTTTATACCCGGTTAAAGAGAATAAGTTTAAAGGTACAGTGGCCACTGTGCCTGGCGTCATTTTTACAACACCCTCGCAATAACCCTTATCTAATTATGCTTTCCCGTTACCTCTTCGATCTTTTGTCGTGCGCTTGGAACTCGGATTATAAGCACCTGAGTGAAGTTGCAAGGGTACAGACTGGTCGCGGAGCCTTTTTTATTCATCTGAAAGCTGCAATGCTCCACGAGTACAAGCAGACTCTGCACACATGTTATTCTCGACTTGACCCCTTAATGTTCTTGGAGAACGAAGCTTGTGCCAAGTTGCTAGAAAACTACGACACCAAGACACAGGCTGTGATGATTTTATCTTTGGAAGTCAAGCAACCAACGTTGAACAGCAATTCGTTACTGGCCTTCAACTCCTTCTCTCTTGGTGAGCCAATTTCTGGCGGCTTAGTCCTACCCAGGCCCATGCGCCTGTCATTTAATTTCTTGGTGGCGGCTTCGGACGGGCGATGTTGCTTCTGTGGTGAGAGCAAGGCCAGACTCAAACAATGTGGCGGCTGTGGCTTTTCACAGTATTGCTCTACTCACTGTCAACGAAATCATTGGCGCTCAGATCATCAGCAGTTCTGCCGCGTCTTTACCGGCGCCATAGTTCAAGCTCGAGATAGGTGCATTGAAGAGGATAAAAAAGATTCCGACAATGTCGAAGTGGTCCCCTATCTGCAAATTATGAGTGCCATGGTTACTATTATCAAGCGTTGGAATAACAGTGAGCAGAATGTCAATGATAATTTACAAGCTGCGCACGAAATATTGCTTTTGTACTCCCAATTACAGAAGCAAGCAATGGACTGTCCTGTGGTTACCCCGCCCAAGCTTACGGACGGGCGCTTTGTGCCGCAGCTGCTTAATCGCATAAGTGCCGATGTTTTGCCTTATCTTGACCGCAAGGTTAAACGATCTCAAAAGAAAAGCAAGTCTCGACGGCGGCGCCAAGAGCGCAAGAAGACCCGCGCCAAGCTTAACAAGCTTAACGAAGACGCCCTCCAAGACAATGAATGTGCCGTATGCTTTGAAGAATTCGCTGACCTGGTTACGTGTCCGGCATGCCAAGGGTCTGGGATCTGCGTGGACTGTCGTGCCCAGCTGACCTCCTGCCCTTTATGTCGTGCACCTTATTAAAAAATCTTTGTCATCTTTTCTTCTTTTGGGGTGTGTGTTTGTGTACTTGGAAAGGTAACAGTACAGACTTTATAAGTTTTTAAATTTAGGTCACAAAAAGTGTCAGAGGTTAGAAAATAATGTTTTTAATAATAAACAAAATGCCTACAATCCCAGATTGTCAAACTTTACACCGAAAACGTATTAGTACTTGTGCACTTGCAGTAGCTGGTGATGCTACAATTTCTGGTAATGCCACGATTGCTGGTGATTTAGTTGTTGATAATATTATCACCAACAGTGCTGGACAGACAGTAGAGACTGCTGATTTTATTAGTCTTCCAAGAGCAGTCGATCGATCTACAGCTGCTTTTGGTTTTCGGGATTTTGGAAATATCACTCCTATAGTCTTTACAACTCCAACAGCCAACCTAGTAAGTACTTCGGGGAATCAAATTCTTATCGATACTCCAGGAGTGTATCGTATCAATGCAGTTGTTGGACTCAATGATGAAGATAATCTGGCAGGTGCAGGAGTGACTTATACTGTCGCTTTAGCCATTAATGGTTCAGGAACCAATCCACCATGTGGGCCTTGTGGGCTTTCTCAGCAATCCTTTGTGCTAGGTGGTTCTTTGGGCTTGTTTCAACTAGATATGAATCTGGTGAGTAATTTTAACCCTGGTGATGTGGTTACTCTACAAATTTCAAGAACTGGAGGACCCGGAGGTTCAGTAGATATCGAAACCGGGGGTGGTATTTTTGTCACCGTTCGGAGGGTGTTGTCATTATAAAAATATCCTGCGTGTGTAAACAGTAATGTCTCAGTTCTTGCACGGAGACTGTGACGTTTGCAACCTACCATGCATCTATAGGACACCAGGTAGTTTACCTCATCCTGTCTATACCTACTTAGAATATTCTGTTCACCCTAAGTGTCTAGATTCTGTATGTGCCGTACCAGTATGTTACCGTGCGCAATGGAAACGACAACCTTGTAGATACTGCGGTGCCGCAGCAGCTTCAGCTTTTTGTCGCAAACATGCTACCAGCCAACATTACTGTACATCCTGTCGATGTCAACGAATTAATTGTGATGGATGTCAAGCTTCAATTTTCGAAGCTGATTACTGTGTACAAAAGGGATGCAAACGGAAATACTGTCAAGACTGTAAATTAATGTATATGGTTATGAATAAGAAAAATTTATTAGATCGTCTCTTTTGTCTAACTTGCTTCTTTCAACGCCGGATTACTAAATTTCGCTGGGGACGTAGACGCCTTCAGACTATAACGTCATACTGGCACCGACAGATTTTACCACAGCTAAACTTTGACGTCTGTCAAATTATCATTAAGTACTTGTCCTAGCGGAGGCGCAGCACTAAATGAAGTGTAGATTCCTTTTGAATGTTGTAGTCAGCCAGCGTGCGCCCATCCTCGAGCTGCTTACCGGCAAAAATAAGCCTCTGCTGGTCTGGAGGGATCCCTTCTTTATCTTGAATCTTGCGTTTAACTGTCTCAATATTATCTGCAGCGTCACACTCTATGGTGATTGTTTTTCCGGTCAAAGTCTTGATGAAGATTTGCATACTCATATTTTTTTTTGTTACTTAAGAAACAAAATAACTCCTATCATTAAGGAAATGAAAGATTTCTTTGCGCGGCCAGACATCCAAGCGTACATGCACGAACATTTGTAAAGTTGTTCAAGGCAGAAGAAATAACTCTTTAAATATAAACAACAATCGCAACCCCTTGATGTCAAAGTTTCACTAAGTTATGTACGTAAGTGCACCACTTATCCGGTGGCTACATCAAGCACGGAACTCTTACAAGTAGCTTTAGACAGTGCTCCTGATGTTAAGGTGATTAAGAGCAAACCTTGGATATCGCCTGATTGGCATTGTCAAATATGTCGGCCATTACCCGGTCAGTGTAAATGGTGTCGCCAAATGTCGCCAAATGTCGCCGGCGACAATCGGCGACATTGGTCAGTTGTCGAAAAGTTCGATTTTAGGGCAGCGATTTAGGGTGGCACCAAGCCCTACAAATCCTAAATCGCCGGGTTGGTATTACCAAGATATATCGGTTATTACCCGGTCAGTGTAGATGGTGTCGCCAAATGTCGCCAAATGTCGCCGGCGACAATCGGCGACATTGGTCAGTTGTCGAAAAGTTCAATTTTAGGGCAGCGATT